ATCATTCTCGATTGGTCAGTAACAGGACTTCATCCTATCTTGAAATTCAGGCGTTCTCTTGACAACCTGATTTTGAATGCGAGTGGGATTTTTGAAGCTTCTCCGGCCTCATATCCAGTCATGATAGAAGACCCTATCATTACTGGCCGATACGCTTACGACATGTCGGCGTTGACGCTGAATGACGGGGAATATTCATACCCTATCTTCGACCCGCAATCAGGAGTCAACATAGGAACTGGCGAATGCTACGTTTTCCAAAACAGCTTTGTAATTTTGGACATTCCAGTAGAGGAAATTGTTCAGTCTATTCAAACACTTGGAGGCTCGAATACCATGTTCCCATTCATATCAGTACAGAATATTTCCATTTCAGAGGGTTCTCCGGTAGATTTTGTCTCTGGTGATACCAAGCCTCTTAATTTCTATCTGCCGTCAAGCTGGGATATTTCGAGTAAGTATGTATGGCTCTGTATTAAAAGAAATAAAACCGACCCTGATTCAGCGGCAATAATAGATGCCGTGTGCAACAATGTAACTTCAACAGAGGTTACATATACCCCGACAATCGCTCAAACTTCAGTTGAGGGGTTATATTATGGTGAGTTGTGTGCCTTCGATGACGCACTGGGGACTGTCAACCCACAGACCGCACTCGAATTTGTTATTAACTTCTCCCAGAGGGTAAGAGATTTACCATAACGATTTCATTTGACATGGCAGTTAAATGGGTTTAATATCTATCTCATGCGAGAGGTGAAACTTTTACATGGTGAAATAGCACTTATAGATGACGAAGACTATGAGAGGGTATCTCAATATAGGTGGTATGCCCATAATAAGAAAACAGACCATACTCTATATGCTAGGTCAAGCATGAAGATTGATGGTGTTTTCAAGACGGCACTTATGCATCGGTTTATCATGAACCTTCAAGATGGAGAGCGAGTAGACCATAGAAATAGAAATGGCCTTGACAATCAAAAAAGTAATTTAAGAAGATGTACAAATCAACAGAATAGCCATAACTCGAAATTTCACAAGACAGAGCACAATACATCTCGTTACAAGGGTATATGTTTTCTTAGGAATCGCAATGCATGGTCTGCTAGAATTGTTGTAAATTACAAGTCAATTTACATAGGGTATTATAAAGACGAAACTGATGCCGCCCGTGCTTACGATGCCAAAGCCCGTGAGCTTTTTGGTGAATTCGCATTCTTAAACTTTCCCGACTCATAGAGCATTAATAAACGTCTCATAAAAAATCACTATAAACTTCTCCCAGAGGGTAAGAGATTTGCCGTAGCAAGGAAAATACAGCTCATAAAAATAATTCATTATTATGTCGATTTAGCTTGCTTTTTGTTTTCACAATGTGGTATAATAATGAGTATGAAAATTTAATAGTCTAATCGCACCTTGCACAAACAAGCCGATTTGAACGCTCCGCTCACGCGGATTACGTTGAATTCGGCTTTTTTTTGTAATTTTCCAGACCAAACACCCATACAACTGGGCTTGGCTGGTTCGGTCACCAACGGGAAATACCGCTCATACGGCTTCTCGTCATTAGAGAATACTTGGGTAACCAAGCTCTCGGAAAGGACAGTCATGGTAGGAGAAATCCGCACACCAGCATCACCGTTACCACGTCAACTGAAAGACAAGAGGGAGGCAAGAGAAAACAAGGAAAAAGGAATACCACCAGAAGGAACACCGCCTGTCGCTCCCGCGCCAGTGGCTCCTGTGGCTCCCGCCCCAGAAACTCCAGCTCCTCAACCAATAGAATCACCAGCACCTCCGGAGCCAGTCACACCGACTCCACCGCCAGCACCAGCAATTACACCAACGCCCTCTCCGGCACCAGAAGAAAAGCCAAAAGAAGGCATCGTGCCAACAGCACCTCCTGCTCCTAAAGTAGTAGGGAAAAAAGAAGGTGAGACATCTGATGATGCGTTGACGCGTATGAGCGCGGCACTTAAAATACTTCAGGGTAAATACAACGCCGAAGTGCCTCATTTAATGAAAGAAAATGCTCGTTTGGTGAAAGAGAACGCCGATTTACAAACGGAGCAAGACAAGGCAAAAGCAGAGCATGAACGGCTCACATCAGAGAATGAGGAATTAAAGAAAAAAACCGTTCAGGCCGTATCAAAAGAGCTTACCGAGGATGAAAAGAACGTAGCCAAAGATTTAGGTATTGAGAATGATTCGTTCATTGCACTTAAAAATGTCATCCTCGCTGGAGTGCCAAAACCTCAAGAATTACCAGTGGTTAAGGCACCTGCCGAAAAGCCCTCAAAAGAAACCACAGAAGAGCCTGTCGAACGAATGTCTCCGGTAAAACGCACCTATTTGGAAACCCTAGATAGGTTAATCGGTGGCTGGGAAGTTCGTGAATCCATTGTAAAGGATAAGCAATTTAAAGAATTCCTGTCGTTATTTGACAAGAACAGCCAAAAACCCATTCACGAACTGGCACGGGAAGCTGATGATTCATTCAACGCGGTAACGATGGCAGAGGTGTATACGGCATTCCTTGATTGGAAAGACCAACCACCTGTCTCAAAACCATCAACGCCAACAAGTCAACTCATGCCGAACCCCAAGGGGGGAAGCAGTGATTTAAAATCTAATAAGAAGCCCATCTATACCGAACAACAGTACGAAGACTTCAAGCGCAAAGTAACCCGTGGTGATTACAGAACTATCCACCACACTCCAGAAGAAGCAAAGAAAATCACGGATGAAAGGGATTACTGGAGCGAGGAGTTTAGGACTGCAAAAATGGAAGGGAGGATAGTGGCTTCGCAGGAGTAAAACAATGAAAAGTATTTTCGATTTCTTCGCAAGAATTAAGGGTTTCATCGGCCTGTGGGTCATGCTTTCAGCATGTCTTTTGGCTGGCTGGATGCTTCCGGTCATCGCCATTCTGAGCAACCAGAAGGGTGCCGTACCAGCAGCCCCAGGTTCACCTGACCTGACCACGGATACAGGCTCCGGAGAAATTCCGTTCCTATATGCCGATAAGGTCGTTGAGAAATTTTATGATGCGTCCGCTGCTCCGTTTTGTAGTAACTCGGATTTGACCTAAAATCGTAGTCCGAGTATAAATACCGGATGAATTGCTGGGAAGCTGAAATGCCTATCAGCAGCCAATCTCAGGGAAGGATAATTCAAGAAGTACCTGAGCGGGTTCAACGACTAATCGGTGAGGACATCCAACCAATAATCCGAACACGAGCGTCCGGCTCACAAATATGTGAGATGATATAGTCTGAGCTTACGGGAAAAGAAACCGTAAGAAGCCAAGGATAAAGAGCCTTAGCGATAACAAAACCCTGTACGAGGGTTAATCACAAGTGATTTTGCTCTCTTTAAACGCCTTTAATTGCTGGAAACTCCCAAAGCTCAATACGCTACAGCACAGTTGGCAACAACAAATGCGAATGCTAAAAAGAATTGAGATGATACAATGGACAATCAGCAGCCAATCAGCCTCGAAAGAGGTTGCAGGTTCATCGACTAAGAAAAGTAGCCTACATCCACAAGATATGGCAAAATTCTCACGAACGGGGCGGTTTTAATTCTTGCATTTATCTTCACCTTGTTTACTGTGGTGAAGCCTAACGTGGTCTTCAACGGACATTAAAGCAAGGTTTTCTATTCTATTGTCAGACTTAATTCCGTTGATGTGGTGAACAACTTCCTGAGATGTGAGCCGTCTACCGATATGTTTTTCCATAACGATTCTATGGATTCTAACATATCCCCTACTATCGGCTTCAGGATGTTCGGGTTGAAGCACTAGGAGATATCCAGATTCGGTTTTACCAATCCCAGAATGATAGGGGTCAAAAAGCTTCAAGTGGTTTTTTTGAGCAACATAAAGCACTCTACGCTTTTTAACACCAAAAATTTTGGAAATATCTTCTACGCTTAACTTCAACTCAGCCATGATTATCAACTCGTCAAGTGGAATATCAACGGGTTGTTTTCTGGCTATGCCATAACGGTTCATGTAGTTAAGAACAAGTTTTTTACTTACTCCGTATTTTTTAGACAGCTTGAGCATAGATGGAGTTTCGGAGTAATCAGACTCCAATTGCTCTTTTGAGATAAAAAACTTTTTATTAGCCATGGACACATTATATCACCTTTTGGTTCGATTTGCAAGAGAAAAAACAAGATATAGTCAGGACTCATACGAAAGCATGAGAAGTTAGGATAAAGAGCCTAACGATAACATACTGAAAATCAAGCAGAAGGGCGACACCGTTGTTATCAACACCCTGCCGGATGTCCAAATCTCGGACTACACGGTAAACTCTGAAATCAACTGGCAGTTGATGCAGAAAGGGCGTGTTGACCTCAAGATTGACCGTGCCAGCTACTATGCTGTACGCATGGACAAGGTGACCTACGCTCAGTTAGCCGACAAGAAAACCATGGACGAATATGCGGCTGACGGTGCCGAGCAAATGAGAAAGACCATCGACACGAAGTTCTGGGCTGATGTATACCTCCATGCTTCGTCAGTCAACCAAGGTGCAACCGCTGGTAAGAGAACCGCAGCGTTCAATCTCGGCGCGACAGCTTCTCCGGTTGTCATCAATAAGGCGAATGTTACAGAGCTTATCGCAGCCTGTGCCGACATCGCTGAAGAGCAGAATTGGCCTCGGATGGGTCGCTGGATGACCATACCGACATGGATGAAGTACCTCTTGGCGATTTCAGAGCTGAAGGATGTCTCCGTAACTGGTATGGACAAGTCGCCCATGCTGAACGGCGGGTACGTCAAGACGCTCCATGATTTCGACCTGTTTGTTACCAACCTCTATACACCAGTGCTCGACACAGGGAAGTATTGCTACAACATCACGTTCGGACACAAGACTGGTATAACCTTCGCCGCGCAGTTGACGGAAATGGAATACCATGACAAGTTCGAGAAGACCTTCGGGCAAGGCATGAAGGGTCTACAGGTTTACGACTGGAAGGTCGTGAAGCCGGAAGCTGTTGGTGTGCTCTATGCCCGGATGTAATTGAGCCGTTTACCAATCCAAAATCAATAGCCCATTACTATATGGGTGTTTCAAGGAGATATAAACATGAAGAAATTTACTGAATTTCTCGAATTCATGGTCAAGAAATTGACCTGCCAGCTTGGTGCAACAACCAAGCTCTACCAGAGTGCAAGCGCATCAAGCACCGTAGGGCAGAGAATTGTCGGCAATGCCAAGCCCGTTCAGGGCGTGAATCAGGTCTGCATTGTGAAGAGTCAGAACATTAACTACTTCCAAGATGCGGCAACCATTCTGCCCCCAGGCACAGCGTCTGGCAACATCAATGCTGTAGCACTTCCGTCAACTGACGTAACTAACTCCATCGACCAGGTGATTCCGATTGCAGCCGGAACCATGGTCTTGACAGCGTGGGTAGAAGTTATCGTACCTGCTGTTGCTACAACCTGCTGCTACCACTTGGGTGTCAACACGACATCGGCACCCACGAACGTGGGTAGCACAAGTGTATGGGGTACCGCGCTTGACATGTGCGCAACTGTGGTCTCCGGTCTCGGTCTTTCCGGTGCAGGAAGTGCGGTAAGCGGACTTTCAGGAACCAGCGGATATAGCGGAACGTCTGGCACCAGCCTTGTAATCCTTGCTGGCGCGGATAGCCCGTTCGTTCCGGTGTTTTCACCAATCATGTTCCCTGTTGACGGCACTATCGACCTCACGGCTTCCAATATCGTATCGATGACCAGCAACGCTACCGTGATTGTCTACGCAATGGTTCTCGATTTGAACTTCTAACGCCTGTGCGGGATTGGAGAAATCCCATCCCGCGCATTTTCAACAATCTGTAGTAGGAGGTATTTACTATGTCCGAAAGGTCATTACCATTTGATAAAGTCATGATTGTTGGTCAGACCAACTCAGACTCAGGCGTATCCGTTCTTATCGAAGATTCCTCTGGGAATGCGCTCCTGATACAAGCCGCAACTGCGAGTGTTCCGAGCGCGAAGAAAGGTTACGCTAAGGGCTGTATGTGCATAAACACCACAACGGGAGCCTTGACAATCAATACTGGTTCCACGACATCATGCACGTTCGCCACGACCGGAACATCCGGGTACTCTGGAGCAACAGGTACATCTGGATACTCTGGAGTCTCTGGAACCTCTGGTGCTCACGCATAACCAGTAGAAGTTAAATCTACAGGCGGGGATAAAACCCCGCCATGTTTTTTAAGGGGTGCACTATGTCAGTCGCCGTCTATAACCATTTTGAGTTTATTGGCTCTATTGTCGCTGGCACACTTACAGCCTCGGAGCAGATTTCAAACACAGGCGAAGTGCGACAAGTTGTCGTTATTGTTCCCGCTGGAGTCACGGGTACTGTTGCAATAACGGTTACCGATGAGAACGGTGCAGTTCTGTTCGCTTCTGGGGCGTTAGCAGCGAATACTAAGACCGTGTTTTGGCCTTATACAAGCGGGGTGAGCGGTGCTGGTATGCCGTTCTGTGTATCGTCTGGTGGTGACAAGACGTGCAACGTCAATATCGCCTTCTCGCAGTCGAACCCGAACGCCGCAGTATTAGTCAATATTTTTATCAAAGCGTAACAACATTCAGTAAAATCAATGACCTAAACGGGTCAGAAAGAAGGTCACACATGAAGGAAGACTTCGTTTTAGATTTACACACAGGGAGAATTTTAGGCGCAACTTCGTATATGAAGGAAGACATTGAAGGCAGGGAACGTCTGAAGGGTCGTTTCATACCGTGGAATGGTCCGGTACCGCCCGGTGGCAAGATAGACCTCAATGAATGGCAAAAGGAAAAATCAAAAGAGATTCAATCATTCCAACGTGATATCGTATCACAAAGCCCACCTCCAGCACCCGAACAAAAGCCAGTTGAAACTGGTTCCCCACTTATATCGGGCGAAACAACAGTACAGCCAGTTATCACGGAAGCTGACAGGCTTGGTATGCTCATGTCTGCAATTCCGAAACTTACCTCAAGTGAGATGACCCAGAAAGAACCCCACATCCCAACTGTCGCAGCTCTTATGAGGATGACCGGACTTCAGGACATCACTGGACCGGAACGGGAAGTCGCATTTGCAGAGTTCATGAAAAACAATCCGAACTGGAAGCCCACGCCTGTAACAGAATAACGGAGCAAATCATGAAAGGATGGTACGGGTTCGACCTAGATTCTTCGATTGCGCGTTACGAAGGATGGGAAGGACATACCGATATTGGAGAGCCTCTCGGTATCGAGAAGATGAATTCTGCCTTCAACATTCTTCTTGGATACCTTGAACAAGGTAAGTGCTGTAAGATTTTTACGGCTCGTGCCGCACATAAGGAATGTATCAAGCCTATCCAAAATTGGTGCAAGAAATATCTCGGTCAAGTTTTAGATATTACAGATAGAAAAGACCACGATTTAATCAGATTTTTCGATGACCGTGCCATCGGCGTTGATTCAGAGACCGGAGTTCCGTGGCAGAAGATTCGTAAAAATGACACGCTTCCTCATTGGGAGCATCGAGAAAGGACGTTACCATGAAATTGATAGAGAAAATCATCTCCATCGTTGTTCTGTTAAGCTTTGCATTCGGAACGTATTTTTTTATCGACAATCGCTATGCGTCTGCTGATAGCGTGAAGCAGGTGGAGCAAAGGTTGGATTATAAAATCAATTCCGACCAGCGCGACCAGATACAGAACCAGATGTGGAAGCTTGAGGACAGGTATAAAGCTGTCGATAAGATGCCGAAGGATGTGAAGGACAACTACCGTGATTTACAGAACAGAAAACAAAAGCTTGATGATTCTCTGAAAACTCAAGAAAAGAAATAAGGAGATTGTATGCCTACAGTAGAATATCTCTTGCAACTTCTCCGTAAGAGGCTGGACGATGAACTCGGCACTGACTCCCAGAAGAACTGGCAGAACTGGGAACTCGTTGAATATTTGAGCGATGGTCAGGATGAAATCAACAAAGAGCTTCAGCTCTTAAAGACCGACCAAGATTTTACGGAAGTCAATGCATATGGAACCATCACGATAACAGGAACCACTGGTCAGATTACTTCTGTCTTGGTCGATGGCGTTCCTATCATATCTGCTCCAGTTCCTTTCAATGGGACTCTCGCCCAGACCGCAACCGACCTTGCCACAGCCATCAACGCCTACAGCGCATCAGGAAGTAACGTCAACTCCGTGCTGACCTCATGGCTTCAGTATACCGTGTATGGCATAGCATATAGCGCAAGCGCGACTGGTGCCGTTGTAACGATTACCGCGCCATCGGATACTGGGTTCTCGCCAAATGGATTTGCCATTACAGCCGTGGTGACTGGAGATTTATCGTTCGTTTCTACCAATCTGGCTGGCGGTTCGTGCATGTGTAAGATTTTCTTATTCCCTGGCCAACCGCATTATCCTATTCACCAAAAGACGTATCTGATAACGAGATTTTATCCTGAGCATGTAGACAAGCCGATTGACCCTATCACGAAGATTGACATGGACAATATGTATCCGGGCTGGTTTCATATGCAGCCGGGTCGTCCTGTACGGTACATCCCTGATTATATTAACAAGAAAATCACCACGGTACCGAGACCAAAAAAGTATCATACGGTCTATCTTGATGTAGTGCGTCATCCGTATAATCGATTCACTCTCTCGAATCCAAGTGCAACGCCTGAAATTCCTGATGAATATACTACGGGTATTATACCATGGGCGATGCGTCAGGCATTCTTGAAAAATGACCGTGAGACCTTATCAACGGCTCGTTCTACAAAGTTCGAGCAGGAATTTGCCCGTATCATCGAGCAGACGAGAATTAATTATAAAATCAGGCAGAATCCGGTTCAACCGATGAATATGCTACCAGCAGGATTTCTATAGAAAGGTTGTGCATCATGGGAATGTTAGTTGTGGAGTGCGACACCGACAAAGTAAGTGATGGCTCGCATACTTTTGCTGAATTGTATGACCATCGTCAACTTCTGTATATAGCCTTAATGAAATCACATCCTCATATGTCATGGCGTTCGTGGAAGCACGAAGACGGCTCATGTCATGAAGGTTGGTTCATTGCAGGAATGCGGCTACCTACTGGGGATATTTCCTATCATATCCATGAGCAATACTGGATACTGCTCGATGGAATTGAAACAAAAAAAGTGGCAGCACGATTTGACGGACACACATCGCAAGATGTCTTACACCGCCTCGAAGAATGGATTTGTAACGGAGTCTGGTAATGCCGAAACAATCAAAACCAAAAGCTGTTTCAGCCAACCGTAGAGACCTGAATGACGCTCCGATTGTAAAGTTCAGAGACTTCCTCGGCATCAATAATGTGGACTCTCCTGTAAACATTGGTCCACAACATCTTCAGATAGCAATGAACCTAGATGTTAGCAGGGACGGAGAATTATCGTTACGAACAGGACAAACGCTTGTCGCATCGGGTGCAACCAAAAACAGCATATGGTCAAACAAGACAAGAACAATTTGCCTGTATATGGACAACGGCTCATTGAAAAGATTGAACAAGGACGAGACATCATCGACCATTGCCACTGGTTTTAGTGCGAGCAAGCCCATGAACTTCTGTGATGGTGACGGACGGATATGGTGTACGAATGAAGAGACAATCGGATTCATCAAGGATGGTGCGTATTACGATACATACACCGACCCGATAGACTTTTATAAAGTACGACCTATGCCCGGAAATCTCATTGATTACGGACACGGAAGGCTTTGGGTAGTACGAGGAGACAAGGTTTTCTATTCCGATGGACATAGGCCGTCACAGTTCGACCTCATACATAATTTTATGCCTTTGAATGGAACCGTTACATTATTCAGAACAGTAACGAACGGAATCTGGATGGCTAACGGAAAGATATGGTTCTTAAATGGAACCAATCCAAAAGCTGACATGAAAACGACAGAGAAGGCAGACTACGATGCCATACCGCGTACAGACCGTTATGCCGCTGGAGACAGGGTTGGTCCAAACGGAATGCCGGATGAACCGATATTCTTTTTATCAACGAAGGGTATTTGTTTGGGTGGTGTTGGAGGCGCGTTCAAGAACTTGACAGACAGGAAGTACGAACCATCTATCAGCCTGAACGGTGTAAGAACCGGAACAGGTGTCATTATGAGGACAGACGGTCTTAACCGTTATGTCGCAACAGTTCGTTATTAGTTTAAAACATTTCAGGAGGGCATTACCATGATACGACTTAGTACAGGTTTAGTAAATTATCTTGCGGGTGGTGGTTCGCTCAAAAAGGCTTTGTGTGACGGCTGCATAGACGTATACTCAGGTACTCAACCAACTGATAGTGATAGTGCGTCAGGCGCATTGCTTCTGTGTAGAATATCCTATCAGGGTGGTGCTGGCTCTTCCGCTCCCACCGCATCTACGGCCAAGAAGGATGTTCTTATCATTGGCGGTTCTGGTCCATATACCAGCAAGGTATATGCGTATACGCCTGGCGATGGAAGCACACCATACACTTATACGGCGGTTCTTGCAGACACGCTTGCAACTATTGCGAAAGCACTTGCAGCCAAGATTAACGCGTCTTCTGTGGTATCGGCGTATGACGATGGGGTAAGCCAGATTGTCGTTGTGGAGAATATTCCTGGTGCTCTTGTTGGCGATACAAGCGCGACTTCAGGAAGTGGAACAATGAGCCTTACCACTGTTTCGTCTGCCCGTGGAACAGGTATCCAGTTCGGCGGTGTGGCTGTCGGCGCATTGTCGAAAGAAGCTGGTGCGTGGCAGGGAACGGGACTTCAGGCTGGTCTTGCCGGATGGGGTCGTTTCAAGGCCAATCTATCCAGCGGTTTTGACGATGACAGTACGAGCACAAGCTTCATGAGGTTGGATTTCGCCATCAATACCGCGAACTCGGACATGATTGCCCTGTCAAGTCTGAACATGGTATCTGGCGTAACTTCCACCGTTGACACCTGCGTTTTAACTATTCCGAAGTCATAACATGGCTATACGCCTTCTTGGAGATATAGACAACGCTACAAATTATCTCTCATGGGCGAAGTCTAAACTACGGAATCTGAAGCGGAACCTGATGTTGTTCGGTGCTCCCATGGGGTCTCGAAGATATATCTTCGATGATGCGTATGTCTATATCAATACTCACCATGGATGGGATTTAATAAGCATAACTGGTCTCGGTGGTGCTTTTCTTATAATCTCGAATCCGGGCGTTGACACGACAGACTATACGACCCGTAAATATTATACTCTTGATGGTACTGAAATTAAGTTAAAAAATCTGGGTGACAAACCAGCAGGCTGGACACTTCTCGACGATGGCCAATACGGATTTGAAGGAACGGTAAGTAACAATGACCCAGAAACAAATTCTTATGGTTATCCATCAACGGATGCTGGTAGCCTTCTCGTACCAGATTGCGGAAATGGCATACCTGCAACAATGAAATTAGGAGCAAAGAATTACAGATTTGTTTTGAACAATGCTATTGAAGACGAAATGTGGCAAGGTATCACAGAGTCCGTACAGCTTCCAGATTTGTCAATATATTCTTATAATTTTTTACAGCTTGATGACTCGTTGATTTATGCGCCGTATAAGTATAAAGGAAACAAGCCATTCATTAGCCGTTATGTAAAAGACGGCATTGTAACGGCGGTCCAGATGTGGGGTAGCTTTCTTACCGTTCTTGTGTTAAATGCTTATGTGAGCGGTGAGTGGTTCGACAACGTGCCAGTCGTAACAAGAATTTATTACAAGCCATTCGTTCAGACCTCACAAAACCCACGAAGCTATGCCGCTGTAACATTGAAATCTGCATGTCTTACCATGGCTAATTTTTATTCTGACATGCGGTTAAAACAAGATATTATTCGTGGCCTAGATTGGGTATATACTCCAAGCGGTGTTCCGCAGGGCGGTATACCAGCAGGCTACGAGTTTCCGCTAGGCAACAACATGCTGGAGCCAGCGAAGATAGAAACATATGACACCAAGAACAATACAAAGGAAGTTGGCATCGAGCTGGATAGAGGCACGGACAATGTTGGATACACAAGTTTTTTCCTCGATGGAGATAATATATCCGGAAAGGTCTTCGATTCCGGAACTCAAAGAACAACAAATACAGGACTCTCGACCATCCAAAATGATGTCAAGAAGCCATATGCAATACTAGAAGATGGTTCGATGACCTATGTTCGATGTCAAAAAGATACCGAGATGGACACGTGGAACATTGGTCTATACGTTGCCGGAAAGCTTATTGAGGAATCGGGATTTTTACCAGTACTGAAACTTTACAACGACACCATTGCACCCGTACTTCCTGCTGTGGCTCCTGAAGTTGGCGGTTGCACGATGTATGTAAGGCCGGTAAATTATAGAATTCTCCAAGCACACCACGAACAGGGATGGGATATATGTGTATATAGAAAAACAGTTTTTACTGATTATACGTCTCAGATACTACCAAACATTTTAACATTACGTTCTTTGTCTGGTCATACCTATGCACAGGTAAGGCAGACTACAATTAATAGCGTTACAACATTTTGGATTTCAGTTAACGGCTCAAAATATCCAATCACCTATTTAGATACTAATAAAGTCAAGCAACCATATCAATCTGTGAATCATGAGAATCAGATAACTGTTCTTGGTGAGCCGTATACTGGTTCCTTGGTCGGTCAGCAAATCATCACGGGAGGTTTTTATCAGGACAAGCCGTGGGTGAATATTGATGCTGGCTCGGTTAATATTACGAGAATTTTTACCTCTGCAAGTTCCAAACATATCCTTGTTGGCCTTGATGTTTTCCCAGTCACCGTGAATCACATCACAGGACTCAAGACACATAAAACATGGCAGAATTTAGAAGCATGGTACGATGATAGCGTGTATCCATGGGAGCCTGCATCAGACGGTGTTTATGAGTTTACTCAAGACCGTAAATGGCTCTTATTCGATTCTGGCGGTGGACTCTCGGCAGATATTAAAACACCGAAATTCGACAGCGGTGGTGGAATTATGAAAAACGTTCAGAGAATTAATACGCTCTGTTTGTTGGAGGAGTAATGGGAATCAGCTATACAGTTACCGCTGTGAACGTTAATCCAATCCTTGCTTGGGAAGTCATAGGATATGACTCGAATAATAATCCTATTTATGGTTGGGTTTTATCTTACGAAGGTGGAGGACAAGACACTCTGGTTGGGCCATTTATATCTCCACCGCCTCTATATGTACCAAAACCAATCGTTATTACCCCAGAATCAGGATTTTCATATACAGCATTTCCATCAGGCATGGTTGTATTCAAAAATCAGTCGGTGAACTGTTCTTCATATGTGTGGAATTTTGGTGACGGAAGTGCTACATCCAACGCTCAAAATCCTAATCATCAATATCCCTACCATACTTACGCAACTCAATATGTGGTGTCTCTTACCGCAACTGGTGCTGGTAAAACATCGGTAACATCTAACATCATAACTGTGCCGACCTTGGGACCGCCAATGGCATCTTGTTATGTAGCCCAATCAGGACTTGCTGTATCCTGCAACAACACGTCAAATTTCGTTCCTACAGTTACAGCGTGGGATTTTGGAGATGGCTCTACTGATACGGGAAGTAATGTTGTCCATTTTTATTCTGGACCCGGCGAGTATGTTATCACCATGGGAACAGACAATGGACTCAAGGCAATCCAAACCATTCTTGTAGAACCGCCAACTTCATCGTGGTCTCCTATTACATGGGAAGATTTTACGTATGCTCAAATCTTTACATTGAAAGGAGAGACGTATAATATAGAAGCTCATAATGTACCATACTCGACTGTTGGTGGATTACATGTATTCCAGCCAAATGCCGCAAGTGCAGAATCTGTGGAGCAAATTTCCTCATTAGGTAATGGGGTGGGGATTATAGGATTTCCCAGTGGTGGTATTGGTGTTTATCCTACTGGTGGCTCAACTGGTGCTCCATGTTTCCCATACCCAGCAACTTTTGGATTAGCAAACGGTTCTGGATTGCAATATTACGTGTCGCAATGGCAACAAGATTATATTTCTGGAGCTCCACCAACAACTCAAAATCTTAATATTTTCGACCCAAGCGGGTTAAAACTTAGCATCACAAATTGGGATAATACACTAGCGGTATCTATTGCCGTCAATGCGAATGGGTTAGTTGAATTCCGAAGCTGGTCAATAGTAACAGACATGGGTGGAAATTTTATCGGGTGGTCGGATTCGTCAACGCTTCTCTATACGTCTACTATTCATCCAACACCTCCGTTGTTCGCAAAGGCTGTATTGTCGGAAAGCGATACTATAAGCACATACCCGTAATTTCTGGAGATAAGAATGCCCATTTTGAAAAAAGACGGAAGCATACAAATTCCTCAAATATCCGATGCTCCGGGTACTCAAATAGCGGGAGTCCCAGTCGCCAACTTTTCGTATGTTGTTGATGGCGGCAATCCGTTAAAAATTAACTTTACCGATATATCAACGAATGCACCGAATGCGTGGTTTTGGGATTTTGGGGATATATATGATACCACAACGTCTAATATAGCAACTCCATCTCATACATACTCTGTACCGGGAAACTATACAATAAAATTTACCGCCATCAACGAGCTTGGTAGCCAAAACACATCGCAATCAATTTCTGTTGATGTCCAGCAGGCTTCCTCTGGCACTCCATTAGCTCCCCCAATGGCGAGTTTTACTGCTTCGCCGATGATTGGACTATCAACGCTTTTGGTATCTTTTACCGATACCTCTGTCAACAACCCAATCGATTGGGTATGGTCTGAAAATGGCGTTGCGTTTGCCACTCTCCAAAATCCAGTCAATGTGCCATTTACTACTGGTGTCCATGTTATTACTCTGACTGTTTCGGATGCGGTTGGGCGTTCATCTTCGTCATCTGCTACTATTATTGTAGCTGCTTCAGACGCATTGCCAGCAGACAACCAGCCAGCGGTCGGTATATCATCATCTGTCTATGCCGGACTTATATCTATGTCGGTGGTGCTTTCCGCATCCCTATCGACTTCTAGCGTGGGATATTCATGGGTGTCGAGTGACGGTCAAACATCATCTTCTTCATCTCCGACATTTACCTATTTGAACGCAGGTCTTTATACAATCACTCTGACAGTAACGAACTCATACGGCTCATCAACAGCAAGCATCCAGATTTACGTTGCAGAATCATCGACAACATATGTAGGAGATTTTTTTACTTATTTTATTGACAGCATATATGATAAAGTCCTTATCTATGATTTGTCGCCCGCACTGCACTCGTTCTTTGGCGGTCAGGGTGCTGGTGAAGGTAAATTCAATAATCCAACCCGCATGTGCATCAATACGATATCGTTTTAGGAGGATATTATGCCTATCTCTGGGACTCTCTCTAATTATTACAAATATATGAAGAACTTAGGGCAAATTAACTTTCGCTGGCAGGTTCCATCTGGGAGCTTGACATTTGCCAACAGTCAAACCCTTGCTGGAGTAGCATGTAGCACCATTGTCTCTAGCGCAAACTTTGCCACGGCTGGAGCAGCGATTGGCGATAGGGTGTTTACGAACTCTGGAAACGCTGGGAATAAAGGTCCGTTCATTATTATAGGCATTTCCACGGTCACCTTGTATGTGGTACTTCCTACTGGAGTAGCCCCTACCTTTACGGCTGGCGTAGAGGCAACAGACACCATAGGAACATCTATTCTTCAATGTATGCTCACACGGTCTGGATTTATTTTTAATCCGGCAACATATAAGAAACTTATTAACTTTAAGAATGTATTATCGATTACATCATCAGGCAATACCATTACCATTACTGGTCTGAATACGATTGCACTGAATACTGGAGCGTTTGTAGCCGCTGGATTTGTTGCTGGAAACTCCATTACATTCTCAGGGTTTGCGGTTGGCGCAAACAATATCACCGCACAAATTTTATCTGTGTCTGATACGCAGATAGTCTTAACCGCCAATGTCCTGACAAATGCGGTAGAGAGTACCAATGTAGTAACATTCACCACTACTGATGAACTTGCTAGCGGGAATGGGTATAGTACGTGGGGGTTGCTATCTGGAGTTCCAATATTAACCGAAGACGATGTTCATAATTATGGCAAGATTGCCATTCCGAACATAGTTTGGACGGCGGCTGTTGGTTCAATCGGTCCCACGGCATCAATGATTATCGTTGACCTTGCAACGTCAGACCAGACAATAGTTGGCAACCTCAATTTTGGTGTAGACCAGACGGCTGTAGCTGGGACTACCATTACCGTTGCTGGCGGTACACTACTAGATGCGTAGGGAGATACAATGGACTTTTCATCAACTCCATTACAAGATATTAATACGCTGAACGCTGGGTTTCCCGTTCTTATATCGGATGGTACATTTATAGAGCAAAACGATATAGGTGGAACGCTCTCTCCTTATGTGTATATCGTTGACTCTGGAAACAACAGAGTCAATGTCTTCGACTGGTATGGAAACTTCCAGTTTTCCTTTGGTTCGTATGGAAGTGGAAACGGTCAGTTTATATCGCCTTACGATGTCACGACTGATGGAAATTTCGTTTACGTAACCGATACAGGAAACAATAGAGTCCAGCTATTTGACATGTCTGGAAACTACGTTGACCAATTTGGGAGCTTCGGTACTACAACAGGATTTAGCTCCCCTATGGGAATTGCGGTTGATGAAAACTTTTTATACGTTGTAGACCATGGGAACAACAGAGTCCAAGTATTTCAAAAAGTATCTCCGTATGCTCTTATATCGTCCGTATCTGGAAGTCTATTTAATGGTCCAACCGATTGCTTTATTGATGAGCTGTATTTTTATGTTGATGTGGACGGATATAACCATTGGTATAAATTTGTCAAGCCATTCCCAACAAATTCTCTCATCGCATCTCTTCCGAAAATACAATTTACCGCGACAATAGTATCTCGCTCGTTGCTTCTTACTGGCTCACTTCCGAAGATAACGATGACCGCAACAATACATGAGAGCCAAGAGTTCACTCTGGTTGCCACGCTTCCGAAAATAGGAATGAGTGCGACAGAGATTAACGGTCTTGTTTACTCGATGAAAAGCGTATTGCCACGAATTTCAATGGCATCTACGCTGGATATTCTTTTCGGCATGGAGATGGCTGGAACTCTTCCGTTACTTACGATGCAGGCTACTCTTGCTGAAGATGTTCTATATTCTCTTGCTGCTTCGATGCCAAAAATACGGTTCGAGGCATATCTGACACAGCAAGTTGGCAGTAACTTTATAACGATAGTTCTTAACACGGACAACTTCGCCGTCACGGAATATAACAACTACAACTTCGACAGCATTGCGGAACTCGGAGGGAAGTACTACGCTGTCGGACCTTCTGGTCTTGTACGTCTGGACGGCTCAACAGATACAGGTTCAAAGATTCACGGAACAGTTCGCTTTGCTCAGATAGACCTGCATAAACGGGTCGTATCAAGGATTGTCGATGCATATTTGAGCGGTAAAATATCCGGTAAAGTAGCTGTAAAAATCATTCAAGAATCTCAAGGTGATTTCCTTTACACTATCGAAGACGTGATTGGCAGACTGAAAGCATACCGCGTGAAGGCACCGAAGAACATGAGGGACAGATTCGCAAGTTATGAAATAACCAATCTTGACGGTTCGGATATATCGATTGAGGAATTGTCAGTGATTTCAACGGCTCAACCGCAAAGGGTGAGGTAATACTATGCCAACTTTAGACCAAGTACAGCAGGCAGTACAAAAACAATATACGAATACTGGGAACCTCGTTGACAGGTCAATCACAGAAGTTCAGGGTTTTCTTGATGGACTAAAGGCTATAGTAAACGGACTTGTTCTGCCTTATGTGCCAACGCTTCAGGGATACTATTATCCGTCCCCCATAGATGTTAATGCTCCCCAACCAACACGTCCAGACATGGACTTCTCGCTTCCTGATGAGCCAGCACCGTTTCAGGTAGCCCCCATTGAGATTGCAACCATACCGACAATCGACCCGATTTCACTTCCTCAAATTGGGGCGTTCAGCTATGCGGAGAGAGATTACGTTTCTCCGCTTAATGCCGCAATGGTTGCGAAGCTCATAAATTACGTTCTGTACGGTTCTGATGGTCTTGACCCGAATTGGGAAGCTGATATGATGAGCCGTAATTTGGTTCGTGAAGAGAAAATGATGCAGTTGGAGATTGAGAAACTTGCTGACGCATCTGCTGCGTTCGGGTGGGATTTACCACAAGGCTCTCTGAAGGCAACTGTTGATAAAGCACTCATGGAATATTACGACAAGAAGCAAGACACATCGCTTGCTATATTCATAAAACAGTTCGAGTCCTCATTTCAGAACAATCAGTTTTCATTAACAACGAGCCTTCAGTACGAGAGTATGATGCTTGCCCACTTCGAGGCTATCGAGAACCGTGCGTTGCAGGCGGCACGTTCGGTAACGGAACTCGGCATAGCTATCTATAATGCGTATGTGTTACGGTATAACGCATATCTTGCCGCAATCAAAATGCAGATGGATGTCAGTTTCGAGACGGCTCGTATACAAACTCAGGTTGAAAGTCTTCAGCTTCAAGTGTTTTTGGGCAACATAACTCTTTACAGAACGAATGTTGATGCTATCCTAGAAAAAATCAAGACTCTCGCCCATGTGTACGGCGTTGACATTCAGAAATACAGCGCAGACTTGGGACTCAGTGAAGCGAAGGGTCGCATCCTAGAGAAGCAACAGGAATATGTTTTGCAAGAGCAGGAAGACAATTTAAAGATGGCTTTGGAGGCTGCAAAGGCAAACCTACAGGCATACATCGAACTCGCCCAAATTCAAATACATGCGGCAACCGCTGGTGGTCAGATTTGGTCACAGACCATCGCTGGCGCATTGAACGCAATAAATACTCTGGTTCATATGTCTGATTCTGCAACTGTTGGGCAGACTCAGCCGTACACAGCAGGACCGTAGGGGGATAACACCATGGGAACTATAGAAGAAAACGAAAAAGCACTTCGGGCTACAACTCAGGGGAATATAGACCGAACAGCCAAGGAGACTGCGGATATTACTAAGAGTAATGTGCAGGGTGGTCCTGACCCTATGGGAAACGCTATGCCTCCAACAGACCAATCGTATGTACCAGCAAGCACTCTCCGAAAGAACCGACAAATGGCTTCTGAAATTGATAATAGGGAAAGTGTTACGAAGGGACGACATGGTTTGCCATCTCCTAGTGAGAATGCTATTACCCTACAGGAATCGGTAGATGTTCCAACAGACCCTAAAGGACAGCTACATGCTAATGAAAAGCCTGGCGGTGGTGGTGGTGATTGGAGAAAAAGTCCTCAAGATGTTTCTGCAAGCGAACAGGCTCTCCCAGGGAAAGGTGTTGGGAAAATATCTCCTATTAAACAAACAGGAATACGCTCTATAGATGTTAGCCCAGCCATGCGTGGAAAATACGGAGAAAAGATTTTCACAAACCTAGACTCAGGTGATGTCCTTGGTGAGATGAAGGGTGACCCGTTCCGAGGTGGAAAGGTTTTACCAGGAACAGGAATGACCGATGAACAGATATCGAAGGGTACAAAGTTTGCAGGCACTCTGCCCGAAGGGGATGGTGGGAGAATACTTCCACTAACGGGAAAGAAAGACATAGACAAGTTCAATAAAAATCAAATGTCTGCCATTGGACGTAACCCGATGGACATTAGCAACCCGAAAAACCTTACAGAAGGTAATGTGAGGGGTGGTGAATTGGGATGGGCTGGTTTTGGTGGCAATGAACAAGAGCAGGCTTCCCAACAGAAAATTGCCGATGACCGCCGTAATGAGAATATGAAAATACTCAGTCAATATCTGAACCCAAGAAGCATGGCGCAAATTAATCAAGAGCTTGATAATGCAGTTAAAAAATCTGAAATAGGATATAAGGATTCCCAGACGGCTCGTAATAATGAGTGGATTAGGGCAGACAGGGAACGAGAAGAGTTCGCCAGAAGGCATCCTGAAGCAGATAATCTGAGGGCTTTACTAGCAGAGGATAACAAAGCAATATTAGCGGCTGGTGCAGACGTTGAGGCGAAACGAATCGCAGAAGAGCGATATGCAGTTCATGACCGGGCATTTAAAGATATGATGAACAATAGTAGGCAGAAGGGTTCCGACCAAACAATGCCAGCCCAGCATTACGGTGATGTGCCGAAAGGTACGAGACCTCCCGGTGATGATATAACAGTAAGATACGTTCCTAGGGGAAAGGATAAGAATGGACAGGAACAATTTGAAGCGGTATGGGGACAGCCAGACCCAGACAACAAGGGTGGATTCCGACAGGTCATTGTAAAACCACACCAGCAAGGTCTGCAAACACAACCACTGGGCGAATCAGCACCGTCTGCCAGTGGGAAAATATCACCAACGGCATCTCCGGACAAGGGTACTAATCTAACCGATGCATCGAAAACACTGCAACTTGAAAATAGGACTGCTGGTATATCTGGAGATAAGAGCGCGTACCCTCAAGAGAAGACACTATCAGAACGAGTTCAAAAGTTTTCTAAGCTGGGGTTTTCGATAAACGAGGCAAGGGAAATGGCTGAACTGGAAATAGACGAGGAAAGGAATAGCAAGTCGGGAAGCGCAAATCAAGACTCCGAAGATAGAGAAAAAACATTGCCTCAAACTCGTCCTCAATAGCACTTAAAGCAAAGGGGTAACACATGGCAGAACCTACTGACAATCAGTTTGAATATAAGCCTCTTGGTGAATCTTACGATAAGCCACCTACAAAAGAGGCTATACCCGGAGTAACAATACCAAAATCAACTTCCACGTTGCCTGATTCCGGCAATGCTGGTGGACTTGCGTCTTCATCTCCCTCAACACCCCAGTACGACTATAAACCACTTACCGAATCTTATGATAAACCACCAACACCTTCATCCCAGAGTGGGTCTACACTTCCATCACAAAAAAGTCAAAAAACATTGCCTCCAGAAAAACCGGGTATTTTCAAGCAGGCATGGGAAGGAACGAAGGAAGTTGGGAGGGAATTAGTAAAAGGACAACAGGGCTTATCTCATATGCTTTATTCTATACCTGAAGCTGTTGCTGATGCTTTTGTACCAGAGAAACATCAACAGACGCTTCCTGATACGAGCCGTCCAGAAATTCCTGAACGTAAAGACTGGGGAACACGTCAAGACGGCTCAAAAAAAGGAAATGGATGGCTCGGAGTTTTAAACCGTCCCGATGGAAAAGGTGTGATGACCGAGTTCACTGTTGGAACAAATATTAACGATAAGGAAATGGAGATTCCAACCCTTGTTCCTGGTCTTAGCAAAGAACAGGTTGATTACATCCTTAACTCAAAAGATGGCGATAAAAACCTTTTCAGAACTCCGATGGGTCAATCAATTATGGATAAGGCCATTGCCCATGCTGAAGGGAGAGTCAAGGAAGGTAAGAGTCCGTTTTCCGATGAGACGTCTGTTGGTGAAAAACCAGAAGAAAGCTTTATGGAGAAGTTTGCTAAAAACATTCGCGGAACACAAGAGGCGATTGAAGGGATTAATAAATTACCAGAATTACAGCCAACTGAATACTCAGATGTATCCAAGCACCCGATTTCCGCTTCGTTGGCTGGTGGAGCAGGTATTCTTCCCCAATTAGCTCCATTCGCTTTAGGACCTATTGGCCAAGCGATTGGTATGACTGCTTTTGCATTGAGTGGTTACAAAGAGACTCATGACAAAGTTTACAAGTCGCAATTAGCATCAGGAAAATCTCCTGAAGAAGCAAAACAGAACGCAATGATAGCTGGAGGAATTACTGGTGCGGTATATGCTTTCGGTGGAAAATATCTGAGTAAAGGTCAGGGTATAGCAAGCGGATTGTTCAGAAAAGCTCTAGGGAAAGGTGCGTTCACCGCTGAAGAAGTCTTTACGAATGCCGCTGGCTCTGAGATGGCTAAAGGTTTTGCGAAGAGTTTTGGCGTAGGTCTTGGCACTACCATGGCAGCACTAGCTGCTTACGGAACCATTCCAGTTGCCGTGGAGAGAGCGTTTGGGGTTACTGGGCCGGAAGAACCTACAGTATGGGAAGCTCTTAAAAGCACTATACCATCAAGCGTTGGACTTACTATCATTTCATCTATTTTCGGTTTAGCCGCTCGTACAAAACCTTTTAGCGACCCACGACCTAACCTGAAAGGGAAAGATGCTGAAAATTACGCTAAACAGCGCATGGCCGCAGTGAATGCCGTTGCCTTACAACTGAAGAAGATTGACCCGAAGATGGCAGAAAACTTCAGATGGAATAGTATCGCTGCTATCAATGAAGGCAAGCCAATTAACTTATCAGCAGAAAGTCTGAGGGAACCAACAGCCCAACCTGAGCCTACTGGTGAGCCGTCTGCTCCTACACCTCCAGAACAGACGCTACCATTAACTCAAGACCAGAGGGCATTGGATAGCCAGTTCTTCCATGAGCCGTTAGGGTCTCCTGAAGACGAGTTGGTTCAAGGAAAGCGCGAGGAATATAAGAATGATTTAGAGGATTTCGGGAAAGCCGTCAGCGAATCTCCTGCAAAACCTGAAGATATCCCCGCAATGACCGCTCAGGACTTCAAAAAGGCAAACGACCAAGCTACCGCCGATAGGCATGCTGAAGTTATGCAAAAGCTCGACCTTGCAAAGGCTGGCGGTCTGGAAAGTCCACGACCAATCATATCTTTGCCTGCCATAGTGCCTGGCGGACCTGCTGTTGACCTCACCAAGATGCCGACTGAGGCGAATGTCTTACCACCCACAGACGGCTCTGGGGGCGCACCTACAGACCTTACCATGCCAACTCCGGCTCCTACGACACCTACGGCTCCAGAAATGCCTCAAAAGCCCTCTGGAGAGACGCTACCGCCATCTGTGAAGCCACAAACTCCGGAAGATATTGTAAAACAGACACTTCAGGATGAAATGAGCCGTCCAGAGGTTCCTGCCGAACAGGAGCCAACGGCTCAACCCGTAGCAGAACCGCCTGTCGAGGCTCCCGTTGCGCCTGAAGTTCCTGTTGCTCCAGAGCCTTCACCTGAGCCGTCTGCTCCTAAAGTATCAGATAAAGAAAAACGGGTCAAGGCCGTTCCTCAAGGAATGCAAATAGGCATTGAAGCGTTACAAGATGCGTTACACCAAGCATCAAGTGGAGAGGTTGCAACAAGAATTACCAATTTAGAGAGAAGAATATCTAAAAAACCAGAACTGGAAACCGAGGCAGTCAAGAAGTTAATTCAGGAAGCGAAGGATTATTTGAAAAGCAAGGGGCTTGAAATACAAGATGTCGTGAAAGAAGGAGATGCCTTTGACTATGGACTGACTGTCAAGGCAGAGTTCCAGTTAACCGATTCTGATATAATTGGTTCTGAAATAATAAGCAAGATAACAACGCAGGGGTTAATGAAAGATGGCGTTCTGGTATCAACTCCATCAATTATGGTCGATGCGGATGGTAGAACATTAACGTATAAACAGAAAAGAGAAGAGATAAAGGCTGGTAAAATTCTATACCCAGATGAGCCGTTCGTTCCTGAAAAAACGGCAGAAGTTCCACCACAAAAAGAATCTTCAAAGGTAAACATAGTGGAAAACAATTCCTTCCGTGGTGGGCGCAGGACATCCGTAATGGGTCCAGATGATACCCAGATTGTCGCCCGTAATGCAAATGGTGAGGATGTATCATTCCTTCACTATACAAAGCATGAAGATGGAACTATTTCCGTCCGTAAAGTTGAGACCCTTGAATCCGAAGAACGAAAGGGATACGCAACGGAACTGGTCAAGAAAGCAGTAGCAGACCACGGCATAATCCGTGGATGGACTGATACGACACCAAAGGGTAAGGCATTCTTCACAAAGATTGCCAAATCACATCCGGAACTCATGACACCGGAATTGGCAAAGAGTTTACTAGAACCGAAAAAAGAGGAACCAACGGCTCAAGTCAAGAAGGAAGAAGTAACTCCTCCAGTTAGTGAGCCGTCTGCACCTGTTGAACCAAAAGCCGAAGTCGCACCAGAAGCTCCTACACCTAAAGAAGAGGCACCATCCAAGCCAATGACCCTTGATGAAGCAGAGGACTATGCCCGCAAAGCTGGTTATTTAGTAGGGGACGAACGGCTCAATCCAGATATGTTATCTGAAGTCCAAGAAGCCATTGAGAATGACAAGCTTGGCATGAAACCCGCAAATAGCGATATCATGGGTATTATCAATAACGCAAAGGTAAAAACCGAGGAACCAGCGGGTCAACCACGTGTTGAAACCGCAACAGAGCCGGAGACGGCTCAAGCCAAAGAGGAACAGACGGCTCAAGAACAGAAAGAACCTTATCAGATGACACGGGAAGAATGGATGAAGATGCCCAAAAATCCAAAGATAGGGCAAACAGTTACCCAAGAACAGCTTGCTACTCATATCCATGAAATATCAAAAGATTCTCCGTATATTGACCCCGATGCCAAAATAAATAAGAGTCCAAAAGATTACGCTGACCATTGGATGCCAAGCGATACCTATACGCTTGCTGAAGTTCCTATTGATAAAATAGACTGGTTCGGTGTGGCAGGTCAAGAAACAAAATACCGAGAAGAGCCACCCAAGGCTACCGGACCAATCGTGGTAGATGCGAATAACCGTGAAGTGGGTCGCCATAAACGAATGTATGGAGTTGCACCAGAAACCATTGTCTTGGATGGTCAACACAGACTTCATCTAGCCCGTCAACGGGGAGATAAAACAATTCTGGCTTGGGTTGGAAACCATACAGCTAAACGATTTGGCATTGAACCTACTTTCCAGAATGCAGAGTATAAGTCTGGATTTGAGAAGAATCTTTTTGTTCCTAGACCGTTTGGACAAACCCATAAAGACGCTGTAATGAAGGCTGTCTCGGAAGGTAAGGTTGTTGACCCAGAAATCATGAAAGATTACCCTGACCTTGCGAAAGAACCGGAACCAGCAGAATCCAAGGAACGGACGGCTCAAATAACAGATGAACCTGTTTACACTCCACCCGAAGGATTCCTTGATAATATTGTTCCTATGCGTTCCACTAAAAACAAGGACAAGTGGGTTTTGTATGACAAGTATACAATTTCCACGCATGGGATAGAGAGAACGTATGAATCAGCAAAGCAAGCCGCTGATAAAGCCAACATGAGTTTCCCGAAACCAAAGGAGAACCCAGCAGAAGAAACCAAGGCACTAACGGCTCAAGTCAAGGAGCCCACCCAAGCCTTCGATGCATTACCTCAAAGAACGAAAGACAGGTTCAATGAGCTATTAGAATCCCGTGACGCTCAAGGAATGTTGGATTTATTGAACGATAGCGAAGTGTCTGCTGGTTGGAGATTCTATGCTCTCGTGAAGGAATTTGAACATCAGACAGGTAAAGAAATTCCGAATATGAAATTTAAGAGAAAGTCCGCTCTCGAATCATGGGCTTCGGAAAAACCGACAGGAGAACCTAAATCAGAACCAAAACCAAAAACAGAAGAACCAACGGCTCCATCTAAACCGACTACTGGTGCGTTTTATTCTCTACCGCAAGCCTCAAAGAATCTGTTTAATGAGGCGTTCGAGTCTGGAAATTCCGATAAAATGTTTCAGATTTTACATAAGGGTAACAAGATTCTACGAGCCGAATTTGAGAATCGAACTGGAATCAAGTTGCCAAAAACAGTTTGGGTACCTAAGGAAGAATTAGAAAAATGGTCGGCAACAGTTGAGAAGCCCACCGCAAAGCCTGTTGACATTACCAAGGCAAAAGAACGCATTGAGGAAATCGATGAGTCAATAAAAGGTCTTAATAAACAAGCTGAAGCTCTGAAGAAAAAGCAGAAGCGTTCAAAATACGGCTCAAAACTGAACGATGAAATGTCCAAGCAGTTATCAGAAAACTACGATAAGGTCAGGGTTTTGAGCCAAGAAGCAGAACCTCTCAGGAAAGAGATACGGAGCACGTATCTCCATGAAGTTGTTGAGCAGGGTGACGAACCGAACCGTATGGCCGCACAGGAAATTCTTGATAATCAAGGCGTATCGAAAAAGACCTATGATGCCATCAGGAACATGGTAAAAGATGAAATAAAGTCTTATGGCAAGATTGACGATGACGTTTCCAGTCAAACAGAAGACAGCGTAACGTCAATGATTACGACATCTCCAAAGTCTGACGATGCGAATTCTCTCAAAAAGCTTGTCTTGAACCAACTCATTAATCGGCATCAAGACCACATTACGGATTTATTGTCTTCTCACATCGATAAGAGTACCGAGACTTACGATGCGTTACATAAAAAGTTCATCGAGCCTCTGAATGACGTAGGAGCAATGAAAACGTCTCCGGAAAAGGTTACGGCTATGGTCGACCTTCAGAAAAATGTGGATGTAGAGCGTGAACGGCTCATTGCTGAGGACAAGAAAAAATCTAAACTCGAATCAGAAAAAGAAAAAGCTCGTGATGCCGCCAAAGAGGAAGAGAAAACCCGTAAGTACCCTCCAACTCCATCCGCAACCGAGAAACCGAGCGATGTACGGGTCATGGCAAAGAAGCCTCAAGAATTTACCATACCAGAGACACCGCAAAAACTGAAAGAAGACTTTGAGGCTGGAAAGTGGTTATATGTTCCCGATGGTCATAGAGACCCGTTCACCTATGAATCATCGAAGCCAAAAAGCGAAGAAAATCAGAAACAATATGATAAATCATGGGAAGCAGTATTAAAAGGCACAGTCAAGAAGACTAAAAATGGCATACGAGTAGAATCGCAAAAGGTGCGTAAGCAAGAAGGTGGGGAATTTGCACCGACCACTTACCATGATTTCCTGCCTATCGATACGACACCAAAAACAGAGGAACTGGCAAAGCAGGAAGGTCTTACCTATCTTGGTGCTCCGGGTGAAAAGGTTGGCCGTGAAGGTCTTATAGCTGGAGAAATGGCTCAAGAAGGTCGCCGTGTAATCCGAGATATTGCCAAAGCCGACCCCGCATTTGCCAAGAATCCACGGTTCACCGTTGCGCTCATATCTAAAGACGACCCTAAAGCGGGGTCGTGGCTTGTCTACAACGTGTCTCCAGAAGCATCGAAAGAATCCAAAACCAAGCGTCAATATAAGATTAATCCTTCATCCATCTCGAATGCCCTGCATGCGGAAATAGAAGAGGGCAACATCAAAGATGGTGCTATTATCGAGATGTCTCCGGGCTATCTTGAAGGCAAGGCAGGAGAAATCTTTGCGGCAAAGAAAGGTGCTGACACTAAAGCATTGTTTTCTCTAGAAAATAAGCCAAATATAGACCGTGCTATCAAAATTCTCGATGATACGTATGAGAAAAATATTCGTATCGCATCTGCAATAAATAAGTTGCAAGATATGGAGAAACGTGGTATTATATCAGCAGACGGGTCACAACAGGCGGTAGAGATGCTGAATGGTATGAGCCGTCCGGTCATGCCAAAGTCTGAAGTGTTAGATATTTTAAGAAAGGGGTCATACAATGTTGACACAGGAACAGCAGGAAGGTCTATCGGGACTGAAGGCACTCGTGGAGAAGGAAATGCCTCGCCAGAGACGCAAGTTCCATCTGCCTCTCGGAAAGTGGTTGCGGGAGATGTTCAAGACCAAAGAGCAAAAAGAGGAAGAACGATTAGCACAGGAAGAGAAGGCGTGGGAGGAGAGAATCAAGGGATGGGAGAAGGACTACCGATGCGGGTGGACTCTGGTGCAGAGCAGGTTGAAACAGGAACAAAAGGAACAGGAGGAAGAGGACAAGCGGTACGAGCAGGCGATGAAGGAGGCAGAACAGGAGAAGAGAGAGTCGGAGTGGGCAGAGAGGAGAAAGGGGTGGGAGAAGGACTTGATAAGACCTTGCCCGTTCTACCGGATACAGGACAGACTGAAAAAGATGTCTCAGGAGCCATCGGAGACCCCAGAAGAGTCATGGGACAAGGGAATAAAATGCCTGACTCCATACGTGCAAATGAAGGAAAGATTAGCCAAGACATCGCAGACCTCAGAGAAAAATCAGGAAATCCAGATATCGAAGCCGCAAGAGAAATAACCCCAACACAAACTGCCGCCGCAGAAATTCTATCTAAAGCATTTTCTAAGAGAATTGTTTGGGTTCAGGCAAACTCAAAATTTGACGGTGTGGCTATTGATGCAAGCCGTATTTACCTTGCATCGCATCTCTCTGACGCACAGAGCATCATGAAAACATTTGGACATGAACTCTATCATACTATCAAAAATGAAGGTAGGGTAGGTTCTGATATTTTAAAAACAGCGGGCGAAACATTCGAGCGTGATATTCGTACTGCCATACCGGAAAAGACTTTTGTAAGATTTACCGATTGGAGAAACAAAGAAAATATAAAAATTGGCTTGAAAGAACAAACCCCAGACGAATTATGGGAAGAGTACGGAGGATATGTATTAGGAGATGCCATTCGTGACCCTCGTTTCTACGAGAATCTGCAACGTCAGAGTCCATCATCGTTCCGGAAATTCGTTGACTGGATTGTAGATGCTTTCCGCAAAATGGGTTTTATCAGCGAAAAGGTAGTTGCAAGTAATTACTATGAACCAGATAAGGCTGAACGGCTCATAAAATCCTCATCTGACTTAATAAAAACCTATCTCGAATCAAGACCAAAAGAAATCACAGAACCAAAGCTAGAAGAACCGCTCTATGCCACCGAAGCAGACTATCCAGAATATAGGAAGAAAATGATTGCCGAGATACAGGCAAAAATGGATGCTGGTATCCCATTAACGGTAGGAGAAAAGAAAGATTTTACGAGATATTCCAATCAACTTGCCAAACTCAAGGCAAAAACAGGAGAAAGCAAAACATCCGATATCGGAGAAGGTGAGAGATTTTCCAAACCAAAGCTCGAAGAACCGAAACTTTCTTTAGCTACCGAGAGACAATGGAAGTCTATCCTGAGCCGTCAGCGAGACATAGAAGGATTGCAACCAGCCATAAAAAACACAGACACAGGAGACATTCAGTCTAGCAAATTCGGTGATACACATGAAGATTTAAGGAGAAACGCACCGAAAGGTCAGAAATATATCTCTGGATTTATCGACAGAAATGGAGATTTTTTCAGTCGTGATGAAGCAGAAAAGAAATGGGGAATTCGAGGTTCCGAAGATATTTACAACGCTTTATATATAAACAACCCTAACGAGAGAACAGATTTCACGCCGGAAGAAGAGAAGGTTAATGCTCACGATGCTAGAGTGTTCTACTCACTTTTCGGCCATGAATTTGACCCAGACAAACGACCAGACATACCAGCTAAGGATATAGTTGACCATGCCAAGGATGCTCTGGCAAAAACAGAGCATCTTTATATGCCGGGTTTTGAGATTGCTAAAAAGATTGGCAAGGGGGTATCGCAATTCGTCAAAACTCTTATCGCACCTACCACCATTAGTCCAGAGCATACGAAAGCTGCTCGTGAGATTAGCATTAGAATTGGAGAACGTAATAGACGAGAAGACGTAGCCTATGCACAGATACATGGCGAGCTTGGGAAATTTGAAGATTCTGCAAAGCATCCATATGGGTTCTTTAGTAAGATTGGCGTTGGAGATGAGAGCAAAGGACTGAACAACCCCGGTATTCTGTTTGAGTCGGATGTGTCGCAAGGCCGTCTTGCCCAACTGACTAATGCGGAAATCAACGAACGATACGGAACTACTGGGCTTCAGGCAAACATGATTAGAAAGGCTGAAAAAGTTACGAAGGATGCGCTCCAAGAAGCACTTGACGCACTTGAAAGGGCTGGTGTTCCACTTGAAACATTGCGACAATTTTACTTCCCCGGCATGCATAGTAAAGATTCCGTCAGGGCGTTCAATCAGGCTATGGGGGAATATCTCGAAGCGCATCCAGGAGAACCTAAACCTCTTGGTGATTGGGAAGATGAAGAGAAGACCGTAATCAAGAACCGTGTAGATGAACTCTTGAAAGACAAGAAAGGGTCAGATGTTGACCATTATCAATATCTTACCAAGCACAACCTTTATGGTAAGGAGTCATATAAAAAACATAAAACATTTGATGATGTCATGACTGCAAGAGAATTTGGTTTGAGGTCGGTATCGCCGAATCCTATGGACCATGTGGCGTTAAAACTTGCTGAAATGAATACCGCCATTGTTGGACATGACTATATTAACAATACCGCAAGACCGAACGGGGATGTGAAATTCCTTGGTTCCGGAAAAGAGATGCCGGAAGATTGGGCAGAACTGAACGGCAGGGTTGGAATAGTTTACGGACCGCCGACAATGAAAACTGTCGAGTATGTTGACCGTAATGTTTTCGAGGGTCTGTCAAATGTTGTTGCGGCATTAGGCATTCAGCATGAGCGTAAGTGGAATGCAGGCCGTGGAAAGCTTGGTTGGGCAAGCCGTGAAGAAGGCGGTCAGATAGTAACCCAGTTTGCCACAGAACTTTCAGTTATGGCTCATGAAATAGGTCATAAGCTCGACACGAAATACGATTTATGGGATAAACTTGTTGCTGGTGCTGAAGGCATAGGGAAACGTGGAGAAGTTACCAAAACCGCATCAGCGGAAAAACGAGCAACGATTCAGAACGAGTTGAGAACATTAGCAGACCTTTCATGGGAAGGTAGTGAAGCATCTCCGGCATATAAAAAACAGGTTCGTAAAAAAGAAGAGAAAATGGCTCATTTACTCGAAGCCTACATCCATGCCAAGGACAGGTTTGAAGAGGTTGCTCCTACTGTATTCAAAGACTTTGACGCATTTATCAAAAGCACTCCTGAGATTTCCGAGCTTGCTGATATTCGTCAGGGGCTTTCGCTCAAAGCACTCACGGGCGAGAAGTATCTTGGTGGGTTCCCAATTCTCGGTCACATGATAGCCAAGAAACCAGTTGCGGAAATACTGAACAATTATATGTCATCGAGCCTCTATAATAATAAACTCTTCGGAGATGCATATAAATGGACCATGTCGGCTGCAAATGTTTTGAATATGTCGCAGTTAAGCGTAGGGTCGTTCTTCCACGCAGGGTTTACATCGGGAGAGGTAACAGTTATTGCCAACTCTCACGTTATACAGGATTTGTATGGAGTTATTAAAGGCAATCGCACGATAGGGGATTTAGGAACATCGTTATCGCATGTTCCGATGGCTATTATCAAGACTCCAATGGACGGCTCACGCATACTGAAGGAATGGCAGAACCCCACCGTTAATGTTCCTACAAACGTGCCTGTCAGCCAGCTTACAAACCCAGTTGCAATTATTGCCAAGGCAGCGGTACTTGCTGGAGGCGGTTGGAGATTGGAACAGGGTTTGAAAACCGAGCAAACAGGAAAGATGCTTCAGGATTGGTATGGAAAACATAAATTGCGAGCTGCGATGCGCTCACCTATCGCTTTTATAGAGCTGTCTGCCAAGCCTATCATGGAATGGCTGGTGCCGAAACAGAAAGCTGGCGTGTTTGGTTATAAAGTCCAACGGCTCATAGAAATGAACCCAAACAAAACTTTGCAAGAGCTAGTACCAGAATTACGTGCTGCATGGAACTTCGTTGATGCGAGTATGGGTATGGTCAGATATGACCGTATATTCCTTGATAACCAGAACAAAAACATAGTTCAGGCTACAGTCCGCGCGCCGGGTTGGTCAGGAGGCACTATAGCTCAAATCGCGGGTGGATTAAAAGATTTTTCCAAGTTCCTCGCAGAGTGGACGAAAACAGGGAAAATGCCAGATAAGCTACCAGATAGGGCAGCTTATACCATGTCGCTTCTTATCACGGCGGCAGCTATAAACGGCGCATTAACCTATGCCTTTACCGGAGACCTTGATACCAGCCCAACGAGTACTGATTGGTGGGCATTCAGGACTGGTGAGAATGATGAGCAGGGACGGCCTATAAGGTACTTGCTACCAACTTACGCAAAAGACCTCTTCGCCTACTGGAGACATCCTACTAAGACCTTGCTTGCAAAGGCTCATCCAATGATAGGCGTTGTTTCTGATATGATTCGCAATACCGACTATTATGGTGTAGAGATACGCCATAAAGGAGACAGTATAATAGCCCAAGGTGGAGAATTGGGAATGTTTACCGTCAAGCAATTTGAGCCGTTCTGGATGCGTGGACTTGAAAAATCGGCGGTTGCTGCTGGTGAGGATGACACTCTTGGTGGTATGGCATCCACAATAGCGAAAAACCCATTGAAAGCATTAGCACCGGAAATAGGCGTTATGCCTGCAAGCGCAGAGTATCTGAATACTCCAGCTCAGAATACCATGAGGGATATCTTACAGGCGAGAACACCGAAGTCAGAGAAGACGCAGGCGCAAGCTGATATTTACAACCTCAAACGGCAACTACGCGGAAGACTACAGCAGACCGGAGATACTGAGGAAATTCATCAGGCTGTTTTGGATGGAAAAATCACATCGAAAGAAGCCCGCGACATCATCAAAAGCAAGAATGTTCCTCCGCTGGTACGGGAATTTAAACAGCTAGAACCGGAAGAGGCTATCACCGTCTATGAACTTGGTAACGAAGTCGAGAGAAAGGAACTCAAACCCCTTCTCAATAAAAAGATGCGGACGGCTCTGAAGAACAAGACCCCCGATGCTCGCAAAAGAATTCTGGCACTCTATAACAAAATGATGGAGAGTTTAGGGGAAACAACTTAGGAGAATGCTATGAAAATCAAAGCAAAAGATATGACAGTTGCAATCTGGGACTTTGGAACATTCGGCCCATATCTTGCCGAGAGACTCGCGAGAGATTGCAAAAAAGTATATTTATGTTGCCCACGGTCAACTGGTTTTCCTATGGCCGATAGAGATTTGATAGGGACGGGCATTTCTGGCGTTACGAAGATTCTTGAAACTGAATTTTTTGCCCGTATCCCAGAATATACCTATACAATATTCCCCTTCATTGGTCATGCTGGCATGCAATTAGATATCGTCAGGCAGGGTGGACTTGTTTTAGGTACACGTGCCGGAGACGAAATTGAGAAAGACAGAAAGCTGTTCAAGCAAACTCTTCTGAATCAAGGACTGCATATTGTTCCGTTTAATGGTGAAGAGAAAATCATGGAAACCATAGGATTCGATGCTACACGTTCCATGATGCAGGGAACAAAGAATAAATGGATAAAATTCTCAGAATACCGAGGGGTGGCTGAAACATATCAGCACCTATCATATGAAGAAAGTGAAGATTTTCTGTTTGAGATGGCACATAATTTCGGCTCACATCGTCATGATTTCTCTGCGCTCTGGGAAGACCATATCAAGGGTGTTGAGGTGGGTGATGATTCTCTTTTCTCCAACGGGAAATATCTTTCCAAATGCTTATGGGGATTAGAAAAAAAAGACGAATCATACAGTTGTAAGGTTATTGCTCATGATAAATTACCATACGTGATTAGAAATATTCATGAGAAAATGACTCCGATAATGGCTGGTTACGGCGTCCACGCTCCGATATCATCGGAGTATCGTGTAGTAAACAGGGGATTGGCATATTTTATTGACCCGACACAGCGTTTTGGAAGCCCGCCGGGAGAAATAATTTGCGAAATATGGGATGATTTGCCGGAACTTTTCCGTGCTATCGCCGCTGGTGAGGATATCGTTCCGAAAGAGATAAAGAAATACGGCGCATCCATATTTTTATACTCTGGACGGCTCATAAAAGAAGTTACTCCAGTAACAATCCCTGCAAAGTTCCAGCAATGGGTGAAGCTCCAGAATTTCTGCATTACAAAAGATGGTATGAGAAAATGCTGGACCCAAGATGCTGGTGATGTCCTTGGGGCCGCCGTAGGCATAGGAGATAGTCTCGAAGAAGCCCAGTGTAATGCTGTCGAGGCCGCCGAATCAGTCAAGGCAGAAGGAATTTACTTCAATACAAATACATTCGATGAGGCAGACGAAAACATAGCCGAAGCTAAGAGATTGGGGGTTTGGTAGTCGTAAACGGCTCATAAATATCAAGAAAAACATAATCGGATTTTAGTTGACTTGGCAGTAAAATCGTGCTAGGATAAAGCTCATGAGCGACCACTTACCGTTTATCGAGTTAATGTTCGTAGACCACGAAGACCAAGCATCGCCAGCCGTTCTAGCCTCTGGGGTGAAGTGGGAAGATGGTAACTGGACGTTGCGAGTATCAAAAGCCAGAAAGAAGCATTACGAGGCTGGGTGGGCTATACATGAGCTTGCGGAGGTCTTGTCTATTATTTTGAGCCGTCAGGAGATAGATTTCAAAGAGATAGCCAAGTTTTACGAGGCGCATGCGGATGTACTAGACCCAGGTTCATTGCCAGATTCTCCTAATCATAAACACCATATCCTAGGACTAAAAGTCGAGAGAGCATTCGTGGAAGGTTTAAAGATTCCATGGTCAGAGTATTACAATGATAAATTCCCTTTAGAAAACAAGAAAGGTAGAACCAATGGGAAGGCGATGTAGTGATGTTATCGGTAAGCGATTTGGTAAGTTGATTGTTTTAGAAAGAACATGCAACGACAATCACCACGCAGCGCAATTTCTATGTAAATGCGATTGTGGAAATACAACTATTGTCCGTGCATATTCTCTTACAATAGGACATACAACATCATGCGGTTGTTATAAAAAATCATGCACTACGACTCACGGAAAGTCATACTCGTCTGAATGGAGAACTTGGTCGCACATCAAGGGTAGATGCGAAAATATCCATGACCGTGGATATCCTGATTACGGAGGTAGGGGGATTAAACTTTACAAACCATGGAGCGATAGTTTTGAGGCGTTTTATGCTTTTATGGGAGACAAGCCAAGTCAGAAACACTCTATTGAGCGAATAGATAATAACGGGAATTACGAACCGGGGAATGTAAAATGGGGCACTCCAAAAGAACAGAACAATAATACACGGGCAAATCATGTTATAGAACATCACGGTCAACGCAAAACACTTGCCCAATGGAGTGAAATTACTGGAATCCCATATTTTGCATTATGGGCAAGGTTGAGATATGGTTGGTCGGTTGAGAGAGCCTTTACGGAAAAAGTTGGAGCCTATTATAAATATACTCATCCCTTGGATGGGAAGAAAGGACGGACGGCTCATGAGGGCAATAGTTCTTAAAATGTTTTACGGTAAATCATTGGGTCTGACTGAAGACCAGATATTATCTGAATCAGAAAAAAGAGAGTGGTCAAATATTCAAGAGGATTGTAAATTATCTGCCATTAAAAGTGCTAGGGAAAGACTGAAAAGTGAAATATGGCACGCAAATAAATCTTACATAGATTCAATCAAAAAAATTTCAGAAAGGTGGCCTTCTCATGTCTAAAGTATATCCTGAATTAGCAATCGTGAAGTATGGGCCGTCTGAGTTTCTTTACAAACCAGACCTCATGGAAATGGAAGAAAAATGTTTTGCACCGAGCATTCGGGGCGACTGGGAAGAAATTGAATCTCTGATAAAGAGTTCCGTTTCTTGCTATTTTGTCTTAGACCGTTCTGTAAAGATTGTCGGGATAGCATATGCTATCCCGATGGAAGAGGAAGCAGACATCGACAGGGACGACCCTCATTATGATTACTGGATGAAGACAATACAGAAGTACAATATGAAAAAGGTAGCATATCTTTATTCAATATCAGTTCATCCAGAATACCAAGGGAAGGATTTGGCGAAGAGGCTCATGATTGAGATAATCGCTGACTGTAAAGCGCAAGGATACGATGTCCTGTTGAGTCATGCCAAGGAAGGCGGTTCACTTCACCTTCATGACTTCTTCGGCGGTGCCCACATCGATGCAGTTGATAACTGGTACGACACAGGGGCAACGCATACTCTTTGCGAAATTAATCTGCACAACATGTTTTTGATACCACTGCATGAGCCTATCGGACAAGATACAAACTTTGACTGTGGCATCGCATCGATAGAAAACCTTTTACATCACAAGGGTATCAAGTATAGCAGAGAGTCTTTGATTTTACAAAGCGGTGTCAACAAGCAGGGAACAACCCATGATGGTATGAAGTATGCTCTCGGATGCTCTTCCTGCGAACCAGTCTTGGTAATGGACGATGCAACTCCCGATATCAGAACTTTGATATCGTTAATCAGATGCGGTTGTCCTGTTATTATACACGTGCTTTCTCCTGGGACTTTCGAGGGTCATTACCTGCTCATTCTTGGAGCATGCGACAGCTATTATTATACTTGGGATGTTTACGATTCATTGTTCGGAAGAATGAGCAAGCGAGAATTAGAGAGGATGTGGTGGAATAACACAACGGAAACCAGTTGGGGCGTTTCACTCGCGCATACATTAAAAGACGGCTCATTTCAAAGTTTAATAGGAGTCTAATATGCAATGTCCAGTTTGCAAGCAGGATATGAAAAAGGTGTCAGAGAATCACCACTACCATTGTAATAACGCAGGGTGCGGTATATGTTATTGCAACGGTGTGCGTTACCAATTCTTCAGCAGAGCAGAAGAGACCTATTGCCCCAAGGATTCGGAATGGAAGAAGGAATTTTTCTTTAAAACTGGCAATCTTGCCTGAAGGTGACCATGGGAAATTTCTGGGAAGAGCTTGCATGTCCCACGCTATGTAAAAAACCAACTTTTGAAGATAAAGATGTTAAGATGAAAGATGTTACTGAGGAAAAACCACAACCATTGGAGGTGAGACCATGAATACATTTGAAATTGTCTTAGTTGTCGTATTGGCATCAATCGTTGTTGGACTTGCGTGTTCTATCGCCACGTATTTTTTGTATCCTAAGATAGTGAAGCAGGTTCAGAGAACGGTTGCAGAGCTTGCTCCCGTTGTTAAAACGGTTGAAACAGTAGTTGCCGATGTCAAAAAGCTGTAGACGCACAAGCAGTTAGAGTGGTCTATATGTAGAGAGGAGGCAGTATGACATTAATGAGTCTGATTATTGTTCTGGTGGTTGTCGGGGTTATCTTATGGTTGATTAACCAGTTCATCCCAATGGAACCAAACATCAAGAATATCCTGAACATTGTGGTCATTATCGCGGTAGTCCTCTGGTTGCTGAGTGCAACTGGAGTGCTCGGTAACTTCTCCACAATCCGAATAGGACGCTAGTAGGCGCACCTACCTAATCCCGTGCCTTAATTGGCACGGGTATCCTTTCTCCGAAAGGAGCATCGCATGTTTGAAATAAAGAAATATTCCGTCAAGTCTATACAACTTTTGCTTTTTGCAATTCCACTCCTTCTGCTCACTCAGGGAGAACAAGCGTTACGGGTTGTCGCTTACAAAGTTGCGCTCGTTTCTCTCGCTGTCGGTGTTGCTGAAAGCATATGGTATATCGGGTTCAAGACTTATCTTGGACCGAAGGATGGTGACCATGATATTAAAGTTCTTTCTGTTTTGCTTTTTCGTGGTCTTTTGTATTTTGCCATCATCGCCTCCATTTGCCTCGGCCTCTGATACCACAACGATAAACAGGTGTAAAAAATATGTGCCTACCATAATCAGAGAATCACATTACAAGCTCGGAATGGATGCGCCATACTGGAACTTCGCTGGTCAGATTCAGCAGGAGTCTCGGTGTAACGAAGGCATAACTGCCTTTGATGGCGGTGAAGGTCTTGGACAGTTCATGCCAGCCACCGCTCAGGATTTACAAGACCATAACGCTGACCTGAAGGCGTTAGGCGCGGAACCCATGCCGTATAATCCTCAATGGGCTATCAGAGCGTTGATAATTTACGATAAGAACTGCTACGATAAGGTGTCATGTAAGGACTGGTATTTCGGGCTGCGCGCGTACAATGGCGGTTTTGGAACTCTCAATAAGGAAATAGCCCGCGCAAAATCGTGTATTCCGTCTGTAGTGGAAAAATTCTGCAAGCGAAAGGTGGTGGTGCTGAAGAGCGGTGAGGATTTAGACTTGTGTAAAGTGAACACAAGCTATCCTGTGATAATTTTTACAAACAGCCTAAACTATAAGGAGCACTAACATGAGCATATTCAGTACTATAGGAAGTGCGTTATCAAGCGCGTTCAGCGGTGCTACGGTTTACATCATGATTGCTGTTGCGGCCATCTCTGCCGGAGGCAGTAGTTACCTGACGTACAAGGTAGAACACGCCAAGGTAGCAGTTCTCCAGGTGCAGAACCAGCAATGCCTCGATGCAAACCTGAGTTCGGCGGCAACCGTAACGGCTCTACAAAAAGAGCGTTCAACGGCTCAGGCAACATGCCAGAAACAGTTATCAATTCAAAACGATGCAATAATTCAATGTCATTCTTTACTCGACATGAAAGGAGCAACAAATGAAAAACCTAGTGCTATTAGTAGCGGTGACCTTGTTCTTGATAGGCTCAATGGGGTGTACCCCAAAGCAGGTGGTCAAGGAAATATATGTTCCAGCGGTAGTGGAACCAGTACCGACAAAGGTGCCGGACTTGGGAGTGGGGTTCTGCTACGAAGATATTGTTTCCAGTCCGTCCAAGACGCAATAAACTGGCTAGAGGATATCAACATCCATCGGTCATACGAACTACAGATGGAAGCCATAATTTCTAGCCATCAGACACCAACGAGTACGCGTTAGACAGATAAGGCTCGAAAGCATCACGGAGGTCATATGCGGTCATACACCATCAGTAATGGCGACTGGGATGACTTCCTGTGTGCTGACGAGCCAGATTGTATCGATTATGATATACTATTTGGTCCCAGAAATCTCCAACCCCCTACTTATCGGAGTAAAGATTCCGTTGGAGTCTGCCTCTAGGTCGATTCTATCTGCAAGATAAATATTACTCTCCCTGTTGATGCCGTACTTCTTGTCGAAATAGAACATTTTCTGGCTCGGAATCCCTGACGATGCCATCTTGTTGATAGACAAATCAGAACCTCCTACCATGGTTCCGTTCACAAGAATCACATCTGATATGTTTCCTGTCTGGTGGAAATGGCCAACGCAGTTGTAGTGAATGACCTTGTTGAACATTCTGCTGGTCTTATTAACTGAGCGGTCTAATCCGTAATACGGTATTCCCATCCAGCTTTTAACATCATCTCCATGCTTATAACAGAACAGGTATTTCCCGTGTTCAACGAGCATGATAGGAGATTCGGAAACGTGGACTTTGACATGAGCCGTTGATGTCTCAAGAATTTGCTTCAGGCATCGGTAGTAGACGTAATCCCAATTAGTCCTCTCACTCCCGTCACCTTTTCTTCCAGAGTTTCCACACACAAAAGCTTTACCGTTTAATTTATTTCTAACAAACAAGGTATGATTTGGAACGGTTACGCACCAACTCGTCTTCCCATATGCCCTTTCTTTTATAAAAGACCTACCAAGGATAAAATGTTTTCTTCTTGTTAAAAACAATACGCACGATGTTTCTGCATTATATCCAGACCCATCTTGAGGGACTGACAATGTGCAAGGTATATTATGCGTAATAAGCAAAGCTTGCAAATCATCAAGAAAGACCTTCGTACCGTAAACGCATTCTGAAGAATCCAACCCCTTAAGTTTTTTACCATTGATGACAATTGTTTTGCCTGAATTTTTTCTAATAGTGCCATCTCCCATGACTATTCCGTTAAGCAATATGCCGACCTGTCTATCAGATAAACCAAACATCCACTTCTGAAGTTTTTTTGTTGGTAAATATTTTCTTAATTTTACAACTTCCAAGCATGAATGTAAACGAAACACATGAGAATCTTGTATTTGACTTTTTACTTTGACACCTTGTATGGAGTCTGTTGCCTTGTTTCTAATGTCATCCGTATACGGTATGCCAAGAGTCTCCAACAAAGTGTGTATTCTCTGAAGATAATTAATCTTAGATTGATAAATAACAAAAGAATTATGGTTGATGTTCCTAGGAATGGAACCGTCTGTTAATATCAATCCCATCAATTCCAATTCTTCATCGGAAATTTCCACCACATCTTCATTTCCACTCATAGCGCACTTTGGGATTGGGAATTCGTTACCAACTCTTTGCATTTCCTTGGCAGTCCTCGTTCTATGTGTCTTAGAACGTTTGTCATAATAAATCATGGTATGGTCTGGAGTAACTTCAAGACCCGATGCGGACTTAGTTAATCCGGTGAGCATAGTTGGTTCGTTATTAAATATGTAAACATCCTTGACATTTTGGTTCTCGACTTGATTGGTTTCTAAGTTCAATGTTGGCACCATTTCTCTCATTTTGATATCGGTATAATCTTTCCAACCATTACATGTAAGTAATTGAATATTTTCAGAAAAACAACGTCCGTGGTTCCCTATGACGCAGAAAAGCTCTATGGTGTCGAATATCTCCGCAAGAGGAAGCCAAAAACGGTTCACTTCCATCTCAACAGATTGAAATACTTGGTCTACCAACGGCAGGTCTATCACATATGACTGACCTGAGAAAATAAGCTCTCCTTCAACTTGGTCTCCCAACTGCGGTGACACCAATCTGTGTAAGCCAAGTGCTCCGTGGTCTTGGTCGTGGAACGTGACTATTTTTTGTGTCAACTTCTCCAGACGGCTCACATAAGTCTTCCAATCATACTTCCCAAGACCGCTTGTGAACTGAGGGTCAACCCTAGAACCCACCTGCGCGTCAGACCGGAGAACGTGCATATCGAGGTCATGCTTCTTCGCTTTCGGAAGAACTGGACGCTTAATCTTATTGAACCGAAGCGATTGGATTGATGCGAGACAAGCGTTGACGATATGTGTTGTCTTGTCCCGCTCAGACCTCAGGGCATCGCTTATCTTCTGAATCCTGTCCAAAAGAACTGGCGTTCCCTTATCATAAACATGACCATTCCTTGCTATGTCTGTATGCTCGAATTCTTTCAGAGCATCGGTAGGCTTTCTGCCAGACCTAGCGTTGTTCTTTAGGTGAGTCTTGCATCTTGTTTTTTCGGGTTCTGCGTTTTCATTGCAATCGTAACATAATCCCAAAAGTCTTCTTTGCTGTTTTGACGCCCATGAACTCATGATTTGTCCCCCTCAATCTCGTAGAGTCTCGAAAAAAGTTCATCGTTATCAGACTTTAAATCTGAGACTTCCTGTTCGAGCCGTTCAATAGTTTTTTTATCCTGTTTATTCTCAAGAAACTCAAGGCAGACAGGACACTCCATTCCATCGAAACAAACCTCTTGGTGGTCTTTATCGCATAGTGTCATGAGCCGTCTCCAAGAATAACTCGGTCATGATAGTTCACCTCATCGTTTATTTCCTGCTTAAGATTTTTTATTTCTCCGCTAAGAGCGTCAATATCTGAATTGAGCCGTTCGACAGTTTTCAAAGCATCATATAGCTCTTTCCCCATTGAGCATACCGGACACTTCTTTCCTTCGTAGCACACCTTTTCGTGACCGTCATCGCATAGTGTCATGGCTCAATCCTCCCACTTCACGGTGACTTCGGCATTGTCTGGTATATTGAATGTATCGTGAACATTGCCATTACGATTATAGATTTGCAAATGACCACCGTGCATAGCTTGAACCACCTTGGCATGTTCGATGGGTTCTCTTACTATCTCCCATGTTTCCGAAAGACGCTCGATTTCTGAAAGACAGCTTGCAAAGAGTATGAAGCTATAAAAGTTTGATTTTCTGTAAAGTTTTCCATCCCTCCACGGGCGAACCTTATCCTCTTTTGCTTTCCACGCCTGTACGATATCCATGGTTCCTACCTTCCTTTCGTCAATGACGATAGCATAGAGAAGAGTTATTGTATATTGAGCAACAAATACTTGCCCAGCAAATGCTTTCCACTTAAATGGGTGAAGGCTCGTTAATCTTGCCATGAGCCGTTCACCAAAGTATGATACAGGGCGTTCTTCAGTACAACCATCATTGGGTATATTTATTTTTTGCCTGACAACTACCTCATAAGGTTTACTTGGTAGTGGTGGGTACATGGTAATTATCCTTCCCCAACCATCTATGTGTCCTAGATAAGAAGTATCAACGCCCCCAAGTGGAAGATGGTCGTAAAGATAAATAGTAATTAATTTTGCCAAGTCTTTATATATCATCGCGTTACCTTCTTTCTGTGCATCCTCTGCTGATGTAATGTTCTCTGATACTGCTCCAAACCGCTGTACGGTATAAGCTTCGGTTTCCACGGCTTACCATCCCACGAACGGCTCATATAACGCTGTCTCCAGTCCCTAGGAACCTCTCTCACGAACTTTGGAATGAGGTAGTACCTCGTCCACCTGTTATTCCAGCCACGAGTGCGCCACCAGTCTAGTCCATGCTTCTGCCAGAACCAGTCTTGGAAAAAATACAAGTCGTATTCCGCTATCTCCGGTGCCACATATATTTCCGTTCCCGGCAGCACTATAAATGACTTCTGGACGAACCTAGACGGTTTTGGCTCATATATATCCTCTGCCCGTACCGATGTATAGCCGAACAACATGAACCCAAATAAAGCTATAATAAATATCCTTTTCATTTTTTCACCTTCGTTCTTCTACGGTTCAGTTGTTGTTCTCTGCATGTAGCCCAAGTGCAGTTTTCTTTGCAGTAGCCACGGTTATTATCCTTTCTTTCTATTGTTGTTTGTGACTTTCCGAATGTCGCTACATGTGCAAGATACTCTTTATACATATCGTCACGGAAATTCTCAAATTGAATCCAACGCGAGTCCTCAATCGTTATTCCACGGCCACCGTAATTTTTATACGAAGGATTGTTTGGATTTAAACACCTATCTTTCATCCCAGACCAAACATGGTAAAATTTCGTTCCTTGCATACCATGGGTTTTGTTGCGCCAACTACACCCACAACTACTTCTATGACCATTTCTTAATTCTGTTCCGCTAGCCGTTGTAAGATTTCCGCATTTACACAAGCAGACCCATCTAGCATTACCACTTATGCTGTCGTTATCTGTCCTGCTTTTCACAACAAGGTCGCCAAACTTCTGACCAGTTATATCTAAAAAATTGAACTTAAAGCATGTTTTTAAAGAGGTTGTCATGCGTCCTCTCCGCTAAAAGGAATTTCGTCAGATTGAACTTCAGACGCATCTTGTCGCTCTTGTTGTGAGCCGTCCGCACCTTGATTCTTCTTCGCGCTAAGGAACACAACATTCTGGGCATTCAGTTCTATTTTGCTTCTCTTGGCACCCGTTTCCTTATCTTCCCATTTTCTTTGTGACAGGCGACCTTCTATGAGAACCAAACTTCCCTTATCCAGATATTTACCACACGACTCGGCGGTTTTGGCAAACGCTACAACATCCAGAAAAACTACATCTTCCTTAGTTTCTCCATCTGCCTTATACTTGTGATTGATGGCTACGGTGAAAGTTGCCACCGCGGTTCCTGATGGAGCAAAACGCACCTCTACTGGCCGAGTCATGTTACCTACGGCGACTACTTTGCAATAACTTGGCATAATTCTACCTCTCTTTCTATTTTGTAAAGTCTTATTTTACTTCTCAATGTTTCAGTTGAGATTCCCAAAGCCCTAGATGCTATTTTTTTATTAGGTGAATTTTGAATGGCATCCAACATCATGTCTACGGTAATATGTTTATATGCCGGATTTTTTTCTCCTTTTGCGTTATTATTTCTATGCTTCTTGAGCATGTCTTGTGTATTATCTTTCATGGTTCCCTTAAACATATGATGCGGATTAACGCATAGAGGTGTATCGCAATCATGAAGCAAGCAAACATCATCTGGCAATATCCCACCGTGCACTTTATAAAACAACCTATGTGCTAATTCTTTTCTTATCCCGTTATTAATTTGTCCGTATCCTTTATTATTACATGCCCCCATCCATATCCAACAACCGGATTCGGGAATCATTTCTACTTTGTTCATCAATCTTATGATGAGCGGAATTGTTTTATATGGAACGCCTTGTTTTCTCCTAATGCTGTGTATGGAATATGGTGTTCTTTTGAGTATTTCTGCTAGTTTCTTATCGGTTTCACCATCCCAACATAGCGAAATGAGCCGTTTCATCTGTTCTTCCGACCAGTATTCTCTTGGAAGTTCATGTTTAATCCGTTTAGTCACTATCACACCCCAACGTTTTCTTTACATATGAATTGAACATAGCGTTCTATACAGAACGCGCCGATACACACGGGAATCATAACATCAATCTCGTACACCATCTGAAGATAGCACAGAATGGTCAGCAAAGTCAAGCGAAATTTATACATAGTCTTGCAATTCCTCAAGAGGGCAATCCTCTGGAATTTCCGCATTTTTGATATACTTCTTCATCTTGGTACACCAAATATCTTTTATAGTGATAAGTTTACACCCACAATGAGTGCATTCCCTGCATGTTTCTATGATGATTATTTTCTGAGTCATATCTTTTCCTGTCTCCTATTTATGTTTCTTCGTGGTTTCATTTTCGGATGAAGCAAATTTAATTTTGCCAATATGCAATCTCCTATGGCAAACGGATGCGATGATGAACTTGCATAAAGTTCGTTTGCTAGGTTTGCAGCATCAAGCACACCAAGAACATACACACCTTGTCTTCTTAGCAAGGTTCTGTTTACATCAGATAAATTTAGGCTTCTCAATCTACGCATATTACCTCCTTAAATGACCGTACAGGGTTTTCGGCTCGTAATCTCCTACGCCGATTCATGGTCGATTCGGCCAATAGTCCGAGCATTTCAGAACGGTTGGCTTATTGTTTGTCCAAACGGTAAGGTGCCATGGCATACCGTTGTTGTCGGTTGACGCTCAACCGAAAAAACTACCACCCTTTTGAGGTCGCCAAATAGCCTCGACCCTGTACGCTCAAAATAATTTCTTACGCATTTCTGCGACTTCTTCGGACGATATTGGACGATGCTTCATGTCCCTGCCGATATATTTATACCATGTTACTTCAAATCCCGTTGGCTTGTAACGAAAATTCGGCTCATCTCCACCGCACCACTTGCATAGCGCCTCATCGCACCAGCAATACGTGTGCATCATAACAACATCATCTTCATAATCTGTGCCGTATTTTTCTGACCATTCGTTTTTAGCACCATGAAGGTTTGCAAAATCTCGTAGTAACTTTTCGAGCGGAGTATCATCGTCTTGTGCTCCCCCAGCACCTCTTGCCATGACTACTGAGATTTCTACCATATTCTGTCCTCCTAAAATATCACCGCCAACAACCTACCGAACCCCTTGATGACGATTTCTATGACGAAACAGTAGAACACGACCCACGCAAGAGTTTTCGGTGGAATCGTAAGCGTTGGTGTCCAGTATTTTTGGTCTGCTAATACTTTCTGCTGATGAGTTGTCATAACGGCAGTTTTTCCTGATGCGTGACCTCGGTCATAACTCCGTCTTGAATCGTTTCTGATATGAACCGTATTTTGGTCTTGACATCGATGGTGTTGCTCTTTTCTGACTTCGAGAACTTCATGGAAAAGCTGATGGACAGGTCTTCGCATGACTTCATGTATGCCATCTCGATATCGGTAATATGGTTATCCAGCAAGTCCGCGACTTGGCTCTTACCTGACTCGATGGATTTACCGATAAGTTCGTGAAGCATTTCGAGGTTCTTGGTGATGCATGCTAGACATAATAGACCGTTCTGTGTTGACTCGTTCTCTCCGCATTGCGTACACGGATTTTGCGTAATCTTTATTTCTGGCATTTTTGTTACCTCCTCGCGGTATCGATTTTTTAGAAAATACGGCTCACAACATCTTACCCCATATAATGAGTACACCTTTCACATGGAGACTCTTTTAAAGCAATATCACGGCTCACACAATTACAGCATGGGATATGTAATGGGAAGGTTGGGTCTTCTTGATAATGGTCTTTCTTGATGACCGTCTCGTCTCCAACAGGATAGATGCGTTTCGGTGAGCTTCCGAACTTTTCATCCGCGACCCACGCACCGCGCTCTGGCACTATACCTGCCATTGTCGTTCCCCAGCATCCTTTTGAAAAGTATTTATTCATCTCGGCTTTCATACCTCTAACGCCACCAGCAAGTTCTTCCAGTATGCGTATCGCATCGGCCTTGCTGTAACCGCAGACGTATATGTGCTGTCTGTCTAGCCATCTCCCGTTCGCTATGTAGAGCTTCTTTTGTAGGTTCATTGGTTTAATCCTTTCAGTATTTTTGGAAATATAAATTTCGGGTTATCAACTTCCGTTATATGAAGAATATTATACCCATGGCGATGATTACAACGACCAAAATAGAGCGCATAGCCATTTCCGTGAGGCTCAATGGAATATTCATCTGAACAGTTACATTCTAGGAAACTTTCAAGTGTCTGATTAAACGGCTTACTCATTATATCACCTCTGTTTCTGTCTCAATTTTTTACGCAGAGCGTCTAATCTGTTATTGTAATCTATGAGCCGTTCTTGCCTATCTTCTATTTCATGGATAAGCTGATTTCTCTGTACTGTCAATCTGTCTATTGCATGTGCATAGTATAATAGACTTGCTTTGATAAACATTTTTACATCTCCAGACGGTTCATGAACTTTTTTGTGAAAAAATATTGTTTGTGAGTGAATTCTTGCAATACTCCGTTCACGCTATATACCGTCCCACGACCTATTAACTTGAAGTGTTTGGCATTATATGCTCGTTTATTGTCTGAGCAGGCATCATATTCTCTGATTTCACCATTATCGAGCTTGCATTCGTTTTTGATAATATTTTCTCTTTGTGGCATTGCAACACCTCCAGACGGCTCATTTCAATTTAAAGAGTGGCAGGTGCGGAAAAGGATTACGCACCCGCCAGCAATCTCGCCCATCGGAGAGCCATTGGAAAACTTGACAGTAAACCACGGCTCAATCCATTACGGGCAAGCCCTAGAACAGTTTTCCTTCCTTTTTTATATCCACCGTGTTACCTCGTGACTCTTTTATCTCGCGCTGTCGTATCGCTTCAGCCTCGGCATCGCTGATTACAACGCCCTCGACAATCTTCTCTGGCTCTTTCTTGGTTTCTCCAATCGGTTGCTCTGGTGGAGCGTTATAGTTTCCCTCACTCACCTTGGTATTGAGCCGTTCTTCCAGTTTAGATTCCTGCTTTGGCTCTGTATCGATGCCCTCGTGCTCGTTAAGAATGGCAACCGCTTGGCTTAATCTATCGGTTTGTGGCATGAGCTTTGAGGCGTGTTTTACAAGGGTCTTCATGCACATTTCGTCTGGGTGCGTTCTCCATGGCGTATCATCAGAAACGGTCTTTGATGTTTTCATGGCCTTTTCAAGTTTCCATTTCGGATGCGGTTCGGTAGTAATCACCGTTCCATCGTGCAGAATAGCGGAAAGATATCCGCACAAAAGATATTTCCAGAATGTACCAGACATGTTTTTAATAAAGTCTTCAGGTGGACTCATACTCTTTTTGTGCTTGGTATGTGCCACTCCGTCAACAACCTCATAGGAAAAGTAATCGTCAAATGTATAAACGATATACGGAGTGATATGCTTGACACTACCAGAATCCATGGCAATTCCGGCAAGACCTCGATAGGATATGTCTAGGCATACCATCCTTTTTCCCATGACCTTTCGAGGTACAAGAAACGCCAACTGCTTTACCGGATTAAGCGTGATGCCGATTAATGCCAAGTTGAAAATAGCATTTTTCAAGCTCTGTTGGTTTTCTTTTGCAACCTCCAGTAGATATGAGTTTGCCATGAGTGCCTGTGTCGCATATGCCCCTTCTTTTACCCACGTCTCATTATCGGAAACCTTGAGAAAGTTTTCCTTGATTGGCATAATCAAATCAGCCAAGAATGATTGCACGACTTTCGTCTCAAGTTTCGCTACAGTCTTATCTTTGTTAGGTTCCGGTGTTGCATTGGATGTTTGTATCTGTTTTGATTTCTGTTCCATTGTTTTTCTCCCTTTCTTTAATGTTTGCGTGTTCTCTTCTGTGGCATATTTTACATAGCCATGCTATCAAAAAAGGTTTAGAATAATCGGGATGATGCGCCTGTGCGTTTTTATAACCACAAATACTGCATGGCATTCTTTCCAATTTCCCCAGTCTAATAGCATCACTTATTTTTCTCCTTGCAAGAACTTTTTCTTCATCTTTTTCTCTTCTTTTTATGTCAGCCCTTTTCTGAACTTCACGTCCAACAGCAGTCATGCTATATTGCTTGGCTTTCTTGTAAATCTCTTGGCGATTTGCAAGGTAATATCTCTGCCTAATGTCTTTATGGGTTTTGGTATATCTTGCATAATCTTTTTTTCTCGCAATATGTTTGCATGTTTCTGGGCAATATTTTTGCCAAGGATAGACTGCAAAAAAATCTTTTCCGCAAATTCCGCACGGAACAAACTTTGGTTCATACGGCTCTTGCCTCAGAATTCCACCGCATGGCGTATGGCAATATTTCGCCTGAGAATGAGTTGTCTCAAATTCCTTCTCGCAAATACTGCAAGCAACTGTCCTTGGCTTAGATGTCTTTCTTGTCGTAATTATTTTTAATAATTGTTCCATCAGAAATTACAATCCCAATTTTGTCGTCATTAGACGTTACTTCTATCCAAATCTGGAAGTCCTTTTCATGAGCCATCTTTTCTATAAGCTTCATATGCTCTGCATCAAGAAGGCTTCCGTCTTTTATGCGAATGACCTTGATTTTAGGATTCATAGCCATAGCGATTGCCAATGATACCTGAAGACGCTCGGCAGACGAGCATTGAGCAAATGGTATGTCTTTATACAGAACGCCCTCATCGTTGAACGACAGATGTTGAATCGGGAATTTGGCGTTCTTGAGCGCATCGGACTTTTTCTTATCAAGCGCGTCAATTTCGGCGGTCTTGGTATTGTATGCCGTTTCTTCCGTTGCCAGACCTTCCGTGAGTTCGTTACGCTTCGCCTTTATGCGAACCATCCGGTTGTTTTCCTCGGCACCGCTCATCTTCTTGGTGATAGAGTCAATGTCTGGGTCTTGTAACACCTCGACTTCTTTGGATAATCTCTGGCCTTCTGTGACCATTACTTGAAGTGCTTTATGACCCTCAATTTGAGCCTCTTCCAGCTCTTTCAGGTTCGCCCTCATAGATTCGATGGTTTTTGCTCGGTTCTTTATATCGTGTTGTAGAGACTGAGCATCACCGCGCTTCGTCTCCAGAGCAAGACGTTTCTTGTCGTTATCTGACTTCTTGTCCTGAGCCGTCTTGAACTCCTCGGTCAGTTGGGATATACTGACTTCCTCTGCTGGAACGTCATCCCTGACCTCTCCCATGAGCTTCAACTGGCTCTTGAACGCATCGACATTCCTGCCAATCATGGCTCGGCTGTCAACGGCATCCTGACGGTCTTTAGACCAAACCTTTAAATCTATCCCTAAATCGACAAGCTTTATCAGGTCTTCCTTTTGCCTTCTCTTGCCGTCTGCGCTTCCATCGTCCATGTTCGCAAACGCCAACGGGTCAAAAGAAATACGACCTACCATGGTATCAAGTAACGCTTGCGGACTTGGAAACTTCGCACCTTCTTTCGTTGTCACGGAAAGATATGAGTCCTTTTCGGTGAACCGTCTTTCCACAATGACATCTCCAAGGTCTAGTTTAATCTTGGCCGATTTTTCACCGGAACGAATGGGCTTTGCCGTACTCTTCAATGCTTCCTTTCCACCAAGAGCATAATAGATGGCATCAAGCAAACTTGTTTTTCCGTTCTCATTTTTTCCTGATATTTCAACAACATACGAGCTTGGCTTGATTTCTACCGCCTTAATTTTCTTTACGTTCTCTGCGTTAAATTGTATGATTTTCATTGTTTTCTCCTTTATGATTTCTCCATATAAACTTCATCGCAATGCGGACATAGAGTCTCGCTCAAATCGATAGGTAAAAATCCACCAATGGACGGCTCATATGTAATCGGGATATCGCAGTCATATTTACATATAGGGCAAATATATATTTGAAACAACTGCTCGTCCATACCGCGATTCTCGAATTGAGATTTGTCACCAATCATATCACTTTGTTGGCTCATAGTCCTCGTCCTCCACATACCCCAAGCCGTCACAATCCTCACACGGAACGTCCATGGAGTCCCAGCCAGAACAACACATTTCTCCATTCCTCATACCCGTACCTCGACATCGTTTACATTGTACTGCAATCTCAACCGTACCAGCACCATGGCATGTTTCGCACTCTTTATGTCCTACTGGTATCCCCATGTCATTTACCCCTTTTCTTATCCATGAGCCGTAATTTCTTACGGCAGAATTCCACAATCTGCATAGCACACTCTGAAGAAAGTTTGTCTCTTGATTCATCTACATCGCCTGAACAATGTCGAATACTTCGCCATATATTATATGGACTCCCACCTCGTTCGCAGGTGCCAACCTTATAATCATTCCATCTCCTCTTCAGAGTATTTGTTTTTGGCTTAGGTTTACTAGTCCATAGTGTAATCAACGGGCATTTCCAGCACACATCTCGAAACGCTTCAGCTCCACCGTTTGTCGCATATTCACAGCAGTAGCAATCACACTTAATCGGTTTGAGTTTTGGGTGAGCTAGGAAATAATCTTCCTTTGTCATGTCTGGATTCTTAGCCAGCCACAACCACATTCTTGCACATCTCGATAAGCATTGCCTTTCGTTCATTGTCATTTCTCCTTGTTATAGTGTAAGACGTTTGTCATTATTATCTCTGTATACATTGTCATAAGAGCGTTCATCGCTTCAGATGTGAGTTTCATGACATTTTCATCTCTAAATTTATGACCCGTTCCGAGGTTCACGCACAGAGACTTGCACTTTATGTACCAGCTACCATCGCTGAGTTGTGCGAGACCAATCCTTCTATTGTGCATCTTGGTAATCGTTACGTGGACAATTTTAGTTTTCATATCGTAACCCCAACCTTTCGGATGCCTTCAGGACATCGGATAAGATTTCTTCTCGTTTCTCGTTATTTTCGTTGCATATTACGGTTTCCCTGTCTCCCCATTTAATCTGACGTGCATGCTGAAGTATGGTTTGTAATGCCTGTTTTTTCGGGTCAAGCAATGTCCGTATCCAACAATTCCATGTGTATATGTTCCTGTACTTCTTCACATTGGCAAGATAGTCTGAATGTATACCGCGAACAAACTTAATCATCTCATACGCTCCATAGTAGCAAAGTATTCCCGAAGGCAGTTACCGCAGAACCGACATGAGGTTGTACCAAGCTCACCCTCAATCTTTCCGCATGACGATACCCACTTGTTCAGCCGGAACTCATCCATTATCTTCATCCACGCGGCAGTTGTAATCGCCCAGTATGAATTGAGAGTTCTTTTACGGAACACATAATCGATTCCCATCATCGGCTTCTGCTCATAGTACGCCATGAAGGTTAGAACAACTGGAATCGACTGTTCCGACCAGAACTTAACCGCTGGGCGCACAACTTTATCGAGATTCCATGTATTCGTTCTAACCCTCACAAACATAAGATTGTCTCTCATCTTGGAATATCTAGTATCGAAAGCCATAAATGTTTCATCCGTCAGACTCGATGGGTTGATTGTCACCACTACCGGAGCATTAAAACACCCAACGCCGTTGAGGTCTGAGGTGTTGTAAAACTTCATGTCATATTTTCTGGTTCTCTTGATTACCTTGTCGCTCTCCCATGCGCTATCATTACCATCGTTTACCCGAACAAGTCTTCCTTCCGTAGTATGCTTTAATGGCATGTTGGGAAGATTCTTGTCGAGAGGTTCAAGGTAAGAGCGTCCAGATTGGAAAAAACAATCTTCGCAACCGTTCGGGCATAGACCCTTTTGCGGTATACAGGCAACGATTCCACTACCTTTTGTTTTTGGATTCTCTATATAGCTCATGCGCTGTCACCTCGCAAGTATGCTGGAAATCTTTGCACCACAACTCCCGAATGTTGCCAGGGCATGAACCATCCTTTTTGACCCGTCTCTGGGTTGGTGTCTTCCATGCGCTGTTTGTGTACTCGTAGAAGTCTATGGAACTCGTTTTGACCATGTTCTATGTAATCTTGGTCTAGTTCATGCACGGCGACCATGTGTGATTCCTTCTCTCCGCAGATGAAGAATGCGATATCAAAATGTTCTCCGTAAGCTATGCTTGCACCCTCTAAGTACATTGCCATACTCAAGAAATATCCGAACTTACGGATTGCCTGACCGAACCCATACTCCGAAACATCCTCCATAATCTTCAGGTCTCCGATTGCCCGAATACTTTCAAATGGTGCCAAGTCTGTTCTGATTTTGCAGAGACAGCCAGTTTCTTTATCAATCCACAGTATGCTCTGTTCCACCGGATGACCAGCCAAAATTCTCTTTGCCGTAGGGTGAAGCATGAGGTTATGCTGGATTGCCTTGAGCATTTCCAAGTCTGACTGGTCTGGGTCTCGAACGCTCGACACGGGAATAATGATTTTACCGATATTATCATTTTGAAATTTAGCAAATGCCTGTTTGTATACGTTGCTATTTTTATTTTCAAGAAATTCTTGAGTGTTCGGCACTACCGCATACTGCGCGTTGAACGCATCCATCCCTTCAAGTATGAAAGTGTGACCCAAACGCCCTAGCTTGAGTGCCTTGGTCTCTTTTAAATCAACGAGAGCCGATGCTGGGCATTCATCGAGCTTCTTGAGATAGGTACTCCGTATGGCAGGAATCACATGATAGACGCTATATGGCATATTGAGATAAATACCCGGAGTCTGAGGAACTCCCATTGACGGCTCATATCGAAAAATGTTCATCATGATATATCTCTCCCTTTCCAAATCACTTTTCTCTTAACTCTTCCCCACCATGGCGCAAGAGCATCTCTAATGATAGAGACAATAAATATTATCATCATCCAAGGCCAGATAAGCGCAAGGAACATACCCCAAGCAACATCTTGCCAGTCAACCTCATCACCTTGATAGTATGCCCATAAAGCCATGGTCACAAGTCCGATTATATAATACAGGATGCAGTAATGAATTATCTCCATAGTGTGAGCCGTCCTTTCCTATTTGACTGTAATTTGTTTTCCGCTCTGCATGAGGGTTAAGCAATGATGTTTAGCTTGGTTGATGCTTGGAAATTCCCGCTTGTCACGCAGACCATCTGGGTTCTCTGGAGACAGAACAACATTGTCTTTACGGACGTAATATTCTCCGTGGGGAATTTTATTGCCTTTGTATATTTTCATGACATGTGATTTTCTAGGCACGTTCGCTCTCCTCGTCAAGATAGATTAAGTTTGTCGGGTGCAAAGGATGGAGACACCCTATGCCCGTTGTATGGAATTTACATAGCAAGGCAACGCAGTCTGGTACGTGCGACTTACCATCTTCGTTGCATTGTTCAGGATAAAACTTTTCATATTCCTCAATCTCTTTTGGAGTCTTCATTGTTACCTCGTATCGGAAGTATTATCCACGGGGACTTCTCGCATGTATCACAGAAACCTATCGGGCATTCCATGCTATCAAATCCGAACTTAGCAAGTCTGTCGCGCCACTTATGGCCTCCGCGCTCTTTACACTCGCATTCCAATGCGAAAGTCTTACCTTTCCATTGCGCTGTTTGTATCATGTTTTTCTCTCCTCTCCTTTTCTACGTTTGCACAGTAGTCTAGTAAATTACCGAACTTGTCTCTAGGTCGCAAGTCTCGATATGTATGAGCCGTAATTTTCTGCATCTGCATAGACCGCACAAGATTACGCTTGATGATTCGGAATACGCTCATAATTACTTCTCCTTCATTATGCTGAGATGGATTGGATGGGCGATTTCTACAACCTCGCCTTTTCTGAGCCGTAAATCGGTGAATTTCTGGAAAAACCGCGCACAAAAAAACATTAGATATGTGCCATCGGTAAATCCATAATCCCCCTCGAAATCCTTTTTGCTTGTTCCGAGTTCATAGTCTCCATCAGAAGTGCGACCCGCAAATAGTTTCATGATTTGCTCTCCTTTAAGAGTTCAGAATTCTCGTATATATTCCCGATGACTACCCCTGACATAAACCCCCCAATTCCTTCCCAACGATACTCCTGCCATTCGACAACGCTACGAACGAACGGATTAGAACCTCTTGGAACCATGGCGGAATATCTTTCTAGTATGTCCCCCTCGAAGATTTCCTTGCCATTCTTATCTTTGAGTCCTGTGAATTGCATGAGTATAATATTAGTAGGGTATGAACCGCCAAAATCTTTCTGAAGGAGAATAGAAAATCTATAGCAATTTGCCATATCTAATAGAATACCATCATAGTGCATTTTACCAAGACCTTTATTATTTTTAGATGGTTTATCCCACGCTCTGAATTTTATCTCTCTCATGGTATCACCTTTCATATGTTTTGAAAAATGGGGAAACCGAGGCTTCCCCACGATTCAAAAGATACGAACTTACTTCGTGGTCTTTGTTACTTTCTGCGTTACCGTCTGCGTGACCGTCTGTGATTCCGATGTGGTTGCAGTTGGATTACTTACAGGTTCTATTTCCTGAATCGCCAACACCACCCAACCGTCTTCGTATAGTGGTTTGGCTGTTGCATTGCTCACCCCAATTCCGGCAGAAGTTGCTGTCGATATTGTGCCTGGAGTATTCATTGAGCTTGCAACAAAAGTTATTCCGAACGTGGAGCCTGAAGAATACGTTCCAGTACCAGTAACTCTCTTCAACAACACGATTGCGCTGGCACCGTTCTTTCCGGCAATCATCACAGCCTTATACAGAATGTCGTGTGTGGTAGCTTTCCTGTCACCATTGAGATAAATGTACCCGATGTGAGTAAATTTCTTACCATCTGGCATCATGATTTCTTTCCCATCTTTTGTCTTGACGGGGTTGCCGTCTTTGTCCAAAAGAGTTTTCATGGGAAGTGTTGACAAGAGCTTTACGACTTTGTACTGTATTGAGCCGTCTGCCATCTTATAGAACTTGGCACTTACCCCACCGTCATAATTGTCCTTTGCTTCTTGCAAGGAAATTGCCGATGGAAGCGTAGAAAGGTCGTCCAGTATGTTTGAACCCGAAGTCCACGGCCCTAGATAAGTCATCACGGGCGCATTCATAAGCTGGGCTGGGTACTCGAAGTTCCTGCCCGTTGCTGGATTGGTAGTGCTGTTCTGGACAACGCTGTTGGACGGGTTTGCGGAAGCAGCAGACCCAGAGTTAGACGAGTTTGCGTTCGTATTGATGTTATTTGTTCCTGCAAACGCACTAAAAGGCAACGCAAGCAAGGCAAGCAACATACATAACATAATGATTTTCTTCATTGTTTTGTCCCTCTCTTACCGCGCCCTACTTCGACCCTGCCGGACACGCAGTAGAATTGACCGTAGCCGAAGACGAAGAGGTGTACCCGATGGTTTTCCCGCCAACGACTATCGGTGCAGATGTAGACGTGCCACCAACGGTTGTAATACCAGCACCTTCCCAATTAAGGTAAGGAGCACCAGCCGGACTGTTTACTGTAAAGCTGAATGAGCCGTAACCCGTTGTCTGGGCAAAAGTTCCGTTGCCAGCCAGCTTGCCATCAGTTCCGAGGCCAATCTGTGAAAGAGTATTCGCTTGCATAGACCCTGACCCTGAAAGTGTGCTGAAGGCCGTAGGAACACCAGAAGAGTTAAACTGTTCGCTGACATTCACAACGTCCGTTGGGCTTACTATCGGAAGACCAGTCTGAGTTGAGCCGTTTGCCGTGGATGTAACGACATTGTTGACCTTGGATGTAGTTGCCTGTACGGTTGTTTGACCGTTCAATGAAGCGTTACCAGTTGCCGATTCCCCAACTGGGTCTGACGGATTCGCACCAAACGAGGCACTACTGGTTTGACCACCACCTGCTCCTGCGCCTGACTTGTTAAGCGTAACGCCGAATCCTGATGTGTTGATGACACCATCTGTTTGCTGACTAATACTTCCAGATACAGCAGAATCAGAAGTGTTCACCGAGGCTGGCGTGGCCATCAACGGAGCAACGCCGAGCATTGACAATACTACAATTAATATTAGCACCAAAATACTTTTCTTCATGATTTTTCTCCTTATGTTTAGATTTGTACTCCGTAATCGGCTGTTACCCCGACTACGGAGCTTGTTTAGTGCCGTAGGTGAAACGGCACGTTCCGGTTTATTCGGACGCTCCGAAGAGCGTCCTTGGTCTACGACATATCAATAGCATTTTTTGGTTCGTTTTGTCGTATAGGCTCACCATCCTTCTATTGAGATTAACAGCCCTTCGAGCTGTTTTGTTCGTTCGTGCGGTGAGAAGCCTTATCACCTTTGACCCGATTCGAGCGCGTCTTTGCTCCCCTGATTTACCCTACAGGTCGGGTAATATAAGCCGTCTGTGTCTCCCTAATTACCTGAATCTTGGAGATTCGGTTGAGGGTGGGTTTCTTCACCTGACATGAACGGCTTTAAATATTTTGACCTATCTGGATGCCGTAGCTTCCTAAGAGCTTTTGCTTCAATCTGACGGATGCGTTCTCTCGTGACCTCAAATTCCTGTCCGCACTCTTCAAGCGTATGTTCGCATTCTCCATTTAAACCATATCTAAACGATATAACCAGATACTCACGTTCGGTAAGAGTATGCAATACACGCTGAAGTTTTTTATCCAACCATATATTATCATAATTGATTGTATAAGACTGCTGGCTCCGAGGAATGTCTGCAATCCGAATGGTGTCTGGACAATGCCTTTGTCGTATATCTTCGTGGGCAAACTTATAATAGTGCGGAGGGCATAATCCTCTAGCACGAGCTACCTTGTCACAACCATCTACGATACATTTGTTCTTAATCATGCCTTATACTACCATATCTCGCAAACAATGTCAAGATAATAATGCTGTGCGCTGTCACTTTTTTTCACTATGCCAAGATGCAACCTAGAAACAAGTTTCACTACATAATATGAAAAAAAAGCTTGCAATTTACTTTCAGTTGTGGTAGTATAGGGGCTATGAAATTCCAAACAGTTCTCAAAAGGTACATGAAAAAGCACGACTTAAGTGCTACGATGGCAGCGAAAATCATTGGGATATCAAGGAGAGAACTGCTCTCCTGGAAAGCTGGAACCCACCAACCTCCAAGCACCAGAATCAACGGATTATTAAAAAAGATGGGATTAAATAGCAAAGGAGTGAAGATATGACTATATATCAGAATGACTGGAGAAGGCGGTTGCAGGTTAATCAAAAGAGCAGGGAGCGAAGGAATAAACTCGCACACGACATCGTTAAGTTTATGATTGCCTTTTTTCTCGGCATGGCTTGGCAGTATTATTTAACAATCAAATGAAAGGAGATGAGCCGTGTTGCAAAAAAAACTTTGTGGGAATCGGTTGAGACATGAGAAAGACAAGCGAAGATTGGTGATTGTATCGAATGTTGCGCTATGGGTGATATTATTTTTTGCTGGTTTCGCCACCGCGTACAATATATATAGCAAATGAAAGGGGAGATTATGTTTGATTGGGGGAAAGCATCGATTGTAATGAGCCGTCTGTTCGTGATAGTTTTTATAGTATTTTGCATCGTTTATTTTATATGGACATTCAAATAGAAAGGGGATTCCAAAATGATTATCGTTGGAATTATCGGCAAGGCATATTCAGGCAAAACAACTATCGGTCAGTATCTCATAGACCAGCACGGATTCGTAAAGATTTCATTTGCCGAACGGCTCAAGAAAATGTGCATCAAGGCAGGTCTGGTAACATATGATGAATGCTACATCGAGAAAACGGCTCATAGCAGGGAAATCCTTCAGAAGGTTGGTACCGACCTCTTTAGAAATCAGGTTGACCCTGACTACTGGGTAAAGGCATTACAACCAGCTTACGACCAACGCATGCGTTACAGGTTTACCAAGTTCGTTATCGATGATGTACGTTTCCCAAACGAAGCTAGGTGGATAAAATCATATCCATATGGCGTGACCGTCAAAGTCATTCGGGAAGGATACACGAATGAGCTGGCCGGAAGCTCTCATCCATCAGAAACATATCAAGACCTCATCGTTCCAGATTTTACCCTGTCTGCCAAGAGCGGAGAGATTGACAGGCTGAAGAACTCCATGTTCGCAATATTAGTGGACAAGGGCGTTATAACTTTCCATTGAAAGGAAATGTGACATGCTAAAACCATATACGGTGTACTGCGTAGGTGGAGTTTCTGGTCATTCCTACGATGCCATAAAAGAGTGTTTTGAAAAACGCTCCGAACGGCTCACGAAAATGGGCTACAATGTTCTTCATCCATGGGTTGCTCAAGAACACCTGCGGAACGAACTGGAGCTTCGTGCGACTGGCTATGACCATAACCCTGTGACAACCAACAAGGCCATCCGCGCCGTGGACTTCTGGCGTGTTGACCAATGCGATATTCTGTTCCCAGATTTTACTCGTTGCAAAGACAGGGTATCTGTAGGAACTGTTTCCGAGATGTCGAGGGCGTATGCCAAAGACAAGCTCATTATCACCGTCCTGCCGAAAGAAAACATCCACAACCATGCGTTCATTCTCGAAATGAGCGGTGTCATCTTCGAGGACATCGAGGATGCCTACGACTATTTCGGAATGCTGGCAGGAATTGAAAAGCCTCAGCATATCCACGAGCCAGCCGTGTATTACCCTTTCGGATAGAGACTGGATTTGTCCATCCTGCGGAACACACCACCGCAGGGATGGCAACGCATCTCTCAATCTGAAAGCGGAAGGTATTAGAATTCTCGTCGCCTTGGGATACATGGAGACGTTAAACGACTGCGGACAGTGTGTCAGTCTGGCGAAAGCCAGCAACGCTGGTTGAAACAGTTAAGGGCGGCGTAGCCGCCTAGAATCCCCCGCCTTTAGGCGTGGGGAGTATCAAAAAATAGAATATAATGGAGTAAGTCATACCATAGCAGAATGGGCCAATATATTTCACATTCCAGATGGTAGATTTAGAAAAAGAATTAAAGCTGGCTGGACGATAGAGGAGGCAATGGTTCCATGAACTATACAAAGCCATATCCTAAACAAGAATACCCAGACGATTCAGAACACCGAACATATCGAGAGAAGGCGATAGACGTTGCTGGTAAGATTGCATGTCTCATTGCTAGGGGACGGTGTAGTTTTTGCGGACGTATCTGTGCATTGACGGCTCATCACATCGTTCATCGTTCATACTCTGGCACTTGTGCATTAATCGAGAATCTTTTGCCTTTGTGTGAAATCTGTCATGCAGATTGCCACAGAGATGAAAAGCGTTTCAAGGCATGGCTCGAACAGCTCAAGCCTGGACATTATCAAAAGATGTGGGAGATAGCGCGACCCGTCTGCACCCTAGTGTTTTCTGACGTTTATGAGGCGTTGCTTATTCAGTACCACAGCATGCTT